ATGAAATGGCGCGTTTTACCAGCCGTGCCAATCTTGATGGTCACCGGGTTTATAGGGTGGGGGTCGCTCGACATGAGCAGACAATATGGAGACGATTACTACGCCTTTGCAGCGTTGTTCGTCTGGGGTGTCGGTTTGCTTCTTTGCCTCATAAACCTGGCAGCCAGTACAACTGAAGTGCTGACTGACGAAGCGGAAGCCGTTGTGTATGAACGTATGGCAAAGGCTCAAGCGCAGGAAGATGAGACAATGCGCAAGCCATGGGTTCGTTACCTCATCGCAACTGGGTTATGCGTCTCAGCAGCTTTTCTGCTGAACCATAGCGAGGATAACTGGCTACCTGCGGTTATCTTTCTTGTCGTTGCTGCTTGGCAAGCTTACGAAGTCACTGGTTTAATCCTCTTAGCGGGTATTGTGTATGCGCTGGCTCAAGGGTTGGCAGGTATTTCCTCAGGAGCGGCCATCCTGATCATAGGAAGCTGGTGGATGCTCTCGAAGAAGTAACCGGTATTTGCTCCTTTACTGACAGTCTCCAATTCTTTCCTGTCCATTTTCTGTTCTGCACGACACGCATTAGCGATGGGATATAGTCAGGAAAAATCACAGCAGATTTTCGAGCCGGTATAACGGAAGGGGTAGCTTTGCGCTTCCCCCCTCGGCCCCTTGGCTTACCACTGAGTTTGCCAAGGCGGGGCTACTCTTGTCCCCTTGCGCAGTCCCTTTGGTCTGCCCTCTGCGTTGCTTGGCGGGTGCCACTCGGTATCACTAAGCTACCAGAAGCATGAAGGGGCGGCTTGTGCGGGGCTCCCTAAGATACTCAGGCTACGCCTTCTACTGGCGATGGAGAGGGCTCTACCCCGCAGATCGCGGCCTGTGTCAAAACATGGCTACGAGCGTAACGAAGGATTGACATAGCTGCTGGCTCCCCGGTATAAGTGAGTCTCAGTAAAGCCACCATCGGTGTAGATCACATGACCCAGCGCAACTCTAAGCCCTCAGCATCACCCAGGTACATCGCCTACTACCGCGTGTCCACCGACAGGCAGGGGCAAAGCGGCCTTGGTATTGAAGGGCAACGGGAGAAGGTGAGGCAGTTCCTTTCAGGTGCTGAAGGTGGCTACCCTCCGCTGTATGAGTTCACTGAGACTGAGAGTGGCAGGAAGAACACTCGACCACAGCTGACCAAGGCGCTGGCCGCCTGTCGTCTTCATGGTGCCACCTTGATAATCGCCAAGCTGGACAGGTTAGCGCGTAACGCTTCCTTTCTGATGGAGCTGGTAGATAACAGCGAACGGTGCCCCCGCTTCTGTGACTTCCCATCTATACCTGAAGGAGCTGCTGGACGGTTCATGCTTCAGCAGATGGCGGCTGTTGCTGAGCTGGAGGCTGGTCTGATTAGCGAGCGAACTAAGGCAGCACTCAAGGCGAAGGTAGCGAGGGACGGGCAGTGGGATAGGAAGGCCAGCCATCATCTGGTGCCCGGTGCGGGACAGAAGGCGGCCCTTAAAGCTGTCTCTGAGAAAGCAGACAAGAGGGCTGCGGATATAGCCCACCACATAGAGTCATTGAAGGAGTCAGGGATAACCAGCCTCAACGCGCTAGCGAAGCAGTTGAATGAAGAGGGGATAGCTACCGCTAGGGGTGGTCAGTGGACAGCTACCGCAGTGCGTAGGGTGCTCGCTAGGACAGCCAGTGACGCTGCATGACTGCATCAGTTGCGAACAGGGATTAGATGCGAATGTGGAATGTAAGCCATTGTTTAAAAAGAAGTTTACATATTCGTGGTTGTTGTCTAGGATCAAGGTGGCTGGTGGTTTTCACCCGCTTAGAGACCGAACGAGGTGCAGGGTATGACTATTAAAACAAGCCGATGGGGATTCTCAGTGAATGTTGGCGGGCTGGCTGTGGAGGCGTTTGTGGGAGAGCTCTACCTAAGGCTTCCCAAGATTGGTGAGCTAGCCTGGAACGGGACGGGTCTGTACTGCAATCGCATTGCCTAGGGGCTGCACAAGTGGAGGGCTGTGGCTATCACGCCCTCTCGAATTGCCCGTTTAGTTCGCTATAAAAGCACCCTTTAGGAAGAAGATCGCAAGGTTTCCTCTGATTAAGACACCCTATTGAATACATAAATCTCCTCGTTCAGTCGGTCATCTCTCAAGGTGACTCTGTTTTAGGTGAAGGCGCAAAGCCCTAGCCATCCCTACTGCCGACGCTTTCCCGCACCCTCGCTAATGCTCCTTAATGGTAGCTCTCTAGAGCTGTGCCAGGGGATTCCTTTGTCGGTAGTTTGATACTCACTTATGGAATCTAAAAATGATTTGTAAAGACAAGTTCGTACCTGCCATGACTTCCCTATGGGAAAAGCTAGGCAACTGCCCCAGTGAAGACCTCAGAGAGGTATGGGGGCAAATCTGTCAGACCTTCAATGAACAAGCAGAGGCCGCTGACAATAAGTGGAGAGTGCTCCAACCTGCTACAGGCACTGGGAAGTCTCAGGGACTCGCCCTCTACTCTGCGCTTCATAAGCACGACCCTAGCTTCGGTATTCTGATTGTCGTGAGACTGATAGAACAGGCTGACGAAATGGCGCGCACAATAAATAAGCTAGCAGATGTAGAGATGGCCAGGGCTAGGCACTCCGATAGTGTTCTGTCTGCTGATGAAATGGCAGAGACGCAGGTTCTAGTAGTTACCCACAAGGCTTACGAGCTCTCTCTAGATGCCTACACGCAAGGTTGCACAGACCGCTTCAGCTCATTCCTGGCTTATGCAGGGAGCTTTGACGGGAGGCGGCAGCTAGTGGTAATCGATGAGAGTCTGGATGTAGTGAAGCACTATCAGGTTGATCTCGATTTCCTCTCACAGGCAATAGGGCAGATCCCAAGTGCTATCAAGCATGACCCTCGTTTCTCTGGAAAGGTGGAGCACCTGAAGGCGCTAGAGGCTGCTCTCGAAGTCAATGCAAAGAGTACCGATACTGCCACCAGAGGGATGAACTCTGTTGCACCTGATCTTCCCGAGGGCTTCGATTTATCTGACCTCCGCAAAGAGTGTCGGAAGTACCCGTGGGATAGGGTAATGCACGGACGCGAGTCTACCGCCGAGAGATCGAAAACAGCCAATAGAATCGACAAGACTCTAGAGGCTGCTGAGATGACTCTGAATCAGTGGTCCTACTACAGCAAGGCGGGCGAACGTCATACAGTCAATACATCTTCTCTGGTGTTACCGGACGAGGCTCGAGGAGCTGTCGTGATGGATGCGACTGCTAGCCAGAATCTTCTTTACCGTCTGTTTGCTGACAAGGTGATTATACAGCCGGTGCTCTTTGCTAGAAGATATGGGAAGGTCACTCTCCACGTTGCCAAGGTTAAGGGCATAGGAAAGACCGCTATGACCAAGAGGGCTGACAAACGGCTTGAACGTCTCCGAGCCGATCTCGTTGAGCGAATCTCCCCTGACTCACTAGTTTGTATCGTGACGCACAAGATTGTAGAGGCAAAGCTTGCCGCCTTTGAAATGCCCTTCAAGGTGATGCGGGGGCACTGGGGCGCTCTCGATGGCAAGAATAACTACCAATACTGTGACACCTTCGTTTGTGTGGGATTACCCTTTAGGGACAGGATTACTTCTAGCAATGTGTACTGCGCTATAAAGGGGCCTCAAAGTGATGCTTGGCTACAAGCGACAGAGAAAAGAGCAGATGGTATTCACACGGATATCAGAACAGATATCGAAGACGGCCAATTAGCAGCCGATGTTATCCAGGCAATGAATAGAATCCAGATCCGAAGAGTAGTGGATGAGCACGGTAACTGTGAAACGTCTCACTGCTATATAGTCCTAGGTGATGATAAGCGCGGCGATAGACTTCTCGACAGCATTAAGAAAGCTATGCCAGGAATAAGGGTTGTGGGAATGGCCGCTAGAGTTGGATAGCCGTGAAACAGCCTCGACACCAAGGGTGAGGAGTCATCGCTCTGATTGGGTTAGTTCTCTGTGCACATTTCTGAACGGGCAGGGAACCGGACAATGGTCAGCAAAAACTCTCAGAGCCATTCTTAGCATTCCTCTGAGCGGATGGAAATCTATCAGTAATCAGGCTCGGAAAGAAGGGAGTCTTCTCTCTCTAAAGCTGAGGGAGATGGGCTGTAGGATGATAAGCGAAGGCGCAGGTAGGGGCGCTACAACCTATATTCTGAAGAGTTAGAGTGGTTTTGATTAGAAGTAAATCATTCTCCTGACACGCCAACAAGAATGGCATCTTATGTCTCTATATATAAATCTATTAGAGGTTTAGGGTGCCGTTTATTTAACTATCAACATACCAAGCATAGGAAAGAACATGGATAACATAATCTCAATAGTTAGCAAAGAGTCAGACTCTCTGCAAGCGTTAGAAAAAAGAATTAAACAGAAGGTTTCACTTAATCGTACTCATAGTGTGATATCAAAATTCAGTGAGCTCCAGAAGGGTATAGAATTACAAGCTATTGCTTTGTTCCTTGAAGTTGCATCAACCCCTGGAATTACAGTCAAGGCGCTGATGAAAAAAACTGGTTTGAGTCAGGCGTCTTGCTCTCGGAATATAGCTCTACTATCTCTCATTGATCGTCACGGTAAGCCTGGGCTAGATCTGATCGTGTCACGACCTGACCCCGCTGACAGTAGACGCTATAACCTTTACCTGACCCCGAAAGGACAGGAGCTTGCCGCTGTGGTTGCAGATATTGCCAGGTAGCCAGCCTCCTTAAGATCCCGCTTGATCCTCTGAGTATTCACTCCTGGGAGTGTCCTAGCGTACCTAGTAAGGGAGTGGTCAAACTTTCCTACTACTGAAGACAAGCCATCTCTCTCGTGAGTCAGCTCAGTGTTAGCCAAGACTAGAAGTTGCTTCTGTTCCTCTAGGTCAGCAGCCAAGCGGAGAGCCTCAGCGAAGGAGTTAGGGAGTTGTTCTGGCGCTTCCACTCTCTCCTCTAGTTCCATCCACCGCTTAGTGATTGCGTATCTCATTTTGACGTTGTAGCCAGAGACCAGCGTGATAGTGAGATCCTTAGGCAGATTGAAGACAGGGCGAGCACGGCCAGTGGTATCTGTGTAGCTGCCCCGAAAACTCGGGTGAGCTAATTCCAACTCAGCCAACATCTTGCGGATATCCACCAACACATGGTCGTGGCGCTTACCAGTCAGCTCAGCAATCTCGCGACTGCTCATAGTTAGCTGTGCATTCTTAGAAACAATCGCGTTCATGCTCATAGTTATTCCCCAATAAGATCCTTCAAGCGGTCCACTGTGCGGAGAGATAGAGCTGGCTGCCTGGGGGTGTACTTTATTTTTCAGTCTCAATCAGCTTGCGGGTCTTTCGGGGGTAGTAGTCCCGCCTCCCTAGCCAGACTGGATAACTGCTCAAGGCCCCCTGAGGGACCCTGTTAGGTTGGACCTATCCCTCATCTTGATCTCGAATCAAACCAGCAGCTCTGGCGATACTGGGGAAGCGCTTCAACTCTTCGCTCATTCTCATTAGGGGATTTTGTCCGTAGGTGTCTCCAACATTTTGGTTTGCATGGCCCGTGATCCAGTCGTGCACCTCACGAGGTATGTAAGCCTCCCGACAGAGCGACTTGAAAGTGTGTCGGAAGCCGTGAACAGGGTCAGCCTTGGACTCAATTTTGGCAACCTTCTGGAGGTACTCTTTCCATCGCTTTCCATAGTTATGACCGTACCCTTCGGTAGGATGGAAACGGAGCTTGGGAAAGAGTCGGCCCTCTGCGGGCACGCTGTCTTTATAAGCAAGAAAGTTGAGCTCTAGTAAGTCTGGGTGCAGCGGGATTCTGCGCTTACTGCTTTCCGTTTTGATGCTCTTATCCCCTGTCGGACGCATCGAGAGGTGCCAGACCTGGGTAGTCTCGTCCTGACGGACATCGTCTACTGTTAGCTGCGTCAATTCCTCTCGCCTTGCCCCCGTATAAGCCATCAGCAGTGGAAGCCAATAGAACGCCTCACCATAGTCAGCTATTGGTGGTTTCCATCCTTTGGAATAGATCGGACTTTTAAAGATGCTGACCAGATCTGCCCAGGAGTACTCTTTGTCTCCATGTTCGCTCGCATCAGCCCTCTTGGCCGACTTCAGCAACTGCCCGATAATCCCAGATGCTGCCACAGGTTCCTCTTGAAGGACCCCTAGCCGTTTCTTGGCAAACGAGAGGATGGTCGAAAGGGCTCTGAGCTGCTTTCTGACGGTGCCAAGAGATGCGGTAGGTAAGTTCTCGGCTTCAGCCTTTAAAATCAGCTCAAGAGCTGTGAGGCCTCTTAAACCCTGACCTTTGACCGGTATCTCCCCAAGCTTAAGGCGGAAATCTTGAACCACAGGTTTGGTTATCTGGATGACCGGGAGATCTCCGAACAGCTCAGTGAAACGAATGATGACCGTCTTGAACTCAGCTACCGTTTTGACGGTGCTGCGATTACGACCATCCGAGGCCAGCTTGTCTTCAGCCCACTTTTCAAATACGGCTGTTAGCGTAGGCCCCTGCTGAGCCAACTCCACACGCTGTCGCTCTACAGCAAGCGGGGTTTCGGCAAGAGGTAGATCAATATGACTGCTCCAGTTGCCCCGCTTTCTCTGGAATGCCAGATCGCAGACGCTTATCCACCTGTAGAAAAAGCTGTCCACTAGAGCGTATCGCAGCGGTTCAGCCTGAGAGGGGACAGGAAGACGACGATCCGCCAGATAGATCTCCACTAAGTTGAAGACGGCTAATGCTCGAGTTTGGGGTGTATCGCCATCGACGTATTCAGAAGCGGAGTCGAGCCCGCTCTCTGAGGACACCAGAAAGGCATCGATACGTTCCGGCTCCGTTTCCCAGGAGTCTACTTCTGCCTTAGCCCACTGGTCTGCCAGCCTGGGGGCATCCGCCAATAACAGTCGGGACTTTCCAGCGAGTTGATCACGGGCAGCGGAGAAACATTCCTCGCATTCGAGAGATTTAGCTGCAAAGCGGAGACGGGCTTCTGATAATTCTTTGGTGCGGAGAGAGACCTTCCATTCCCGCTTATTGAGAATGCCCCGAATAGCTTCAGGTACCTCACGACGGAAGTAGAAAACTCCACTTATTGGATGCTTCGAAGGTTGTGCCATTACACTCATCCTGTACCACCTTTCTGTACCAGTTGGCGAAAGGCTAAGGAGTTATGCTGTGTAGTATCTTGGATAAACCTTCTAGAATCAAAGGCTTTATAAGAATGGTGCCCAGACCCGGAATCGAACCAGGGACACGAGGATTTTCAATCCTCTGGCGCATCGTTATTTATCAATTATTTACAACTGGACGTCGGAATATAAAACGCTTTTACTATTCCTTTTTTCTCAATTACTTACCGCTTTCCCCCCTCGTAATATTCCGAAGGTTTTCGGGCTCCTGCAGCGTATCAACCACCGGCACCTTGCGGTCATAGATCTGCACCTGGCGCGCTGTCTTGTGACCAGAGAAGCGCTGCTTGTCACCTTGGTAGTCGCTGATCGAAGCGGCCTTGATGTCGTGAAATGTGAAGGCCAATGGCAGCTGCGTTTCCTTGCGCGCGATCTCCCGGGCGTCGTGCCAGATCGAGCGAAAGCCATCGGAGGTGTAAGCAGTTCCTGACCTGGTCGGAATGACGTACATCGAGCTCGTCTTCGTCTCGATGGTAGCCGCCAGCGTGATCGCTGCCCGAAGCCTTGGCGTCCATGCCTTGATCTGCTTCATTCCAGTTTTCCCCTGGCGAATGAATATCCCTTCCTCGAGCAGCTGATTCTTCTTCAGCCTCAGCACATCCCCCTGACGAGCCGCGCACAGATAGCTGATCTCCATGGCTACCTGAACGGCGATCGGCGCCCTCGAGTACACAGCGTCGTATTCCGCCTGCTCAATGTACTTCTCCCGCGGCGCTTCCTTGAACTTCGACACGCCCCTGCAGGGGTTCGTTGTCACATACCCTCTTTGGAATCCCCAGGTGTAGACCGAAGACAGAAACGAGTGATGGCGGTTGGCCTGCGTTTCTGATGTCTTGCCCTTCACGTCCATGTAGCGGCGAATATGCTCCGGCTTGATGTTGTTGCGATTGACGTGGCCGAACACCGGCTTCAGCTTCGGCCAGTACTTCGCGTAATCCTTCCGCGTCTGCAGGGCGAGCGCCAGGTACTTCTCGCTTTTGAAGTAGAGCTCGACGACTTCAGTCAGCGATCCGTCGACGGCGTGGAACTGTTCGTAGGCTGCAGCGAACTGGCGCAGCACGGCGGGCTTCGTCGCATCGAGCGAACAGACCCTGATTGTAACGCCAGGCTTTGGCTTGTACTCATAGGCCGATTTGCCGCGGTAAAGCTTCGCCGGCATCCATCGATCCGCTTCCTTGCGAGGCCTTCCCATCAGCCTACCTTGCTGAAGTCGGGCTGGTCGTTGCTGGCGCCGAAGGTGGTGGGGTGGTTCACGTGGTACCAGGTGGTGACGATCGAACGATCCAGGCGCTCGATGTAGTAGATGCCATTGCGCGTAAGCACCTCGGCCTGCTTCGAGGCCTGCTTGGCACCCGTGAGCTCTTCAAGATCTTCGAGCTTTAGAATTTCAGTAGTGTTCACTCAGCACCTCCTACAACAAACCTTTGATCGAGTTGCGGGACTTCCTCCCAGTATTCCGGGTCGCAATCCAGATCAAGCAACTCCTCCCTGGGCCGCTCTTCTGCATCCCACCAGTAGCCATTGTTAAAGCCGTACAGCAGCCCCGCGCTGAATGTCTCGTCCGGCATTTTGAAATAGACTATATAAAAACCATACTCAGTCGGTGGCTTCACGCTGACCTGGTAAATCTTGCGCTCGCTCATCCTGCCGCCCTCTTCGCACGCCAGTCATCGCGACACTGAACGAATGCCTCAGCACCCTCGAAACAATCACTGACAAACCGCGATGTCATGTACACATCAGTACCGGCCAAGTTTCTGCCGAACAGCTCACGCGCCAAACTCTCGATTTCAGCATCCCGGTCCGTGGGCTGGGGTGTTCGGGGTAGGGCGTTCCACATCTTTACAATCAGCTCTCGCGGAGCGCCAGCAGGGCCAGCTGTCTCGCAGGCGGGGCACTCAACCTGGTAGTTGGTGCTGTTGTTGTACACGGGACTTTCCCAGCTAGTCACTTCAGGGACTTTCCGCCCACACGCCGGATTAGGACACGGCTTCAGCTCAGTAGTCATTCGCCGATCCTCTTTTCCAGTTCCTCGATAACGCACTCCGGGCTTTCTGTAGTTCGATTTCTAGTCTGCGCTTAATGCTCATCAACTATGCTCCTGATAGGTCTGCCAAGCCCGCTGGATCTGGCGAAAGTCTTCTGGATCGCCACCGCGATCGGGATGGTGTCGGCTCCGGAGCGTCTGGTATGCCGTTCGAACAGCCTCCGGGCTATCGGTCCTGCTGACACCAAGCACCAGCCACCATGAACGCTCGCTGAAGTCTGGCAATGCCTCAAACCCAGCGAACGCCCGCTGAAGCATGTCGGACGCGCCCCAGCGCTCGATGCCGCGCAGTGCTTCGATAGTCTTGCGCACGGCCTGAATGTTGTTGTGCACGCCCTTCCATCGGTCGCATGCAAAGACCATGGCCTGCCCCTGGTACTGGAAGTAAACTGCGACGCCTTCATCTTGGGGCGGCCGGCGGTTCGCGTATGGCAAACCATCCAGACGCAGTTCAATGTTCGTCGAAAGCACGATGTGCTCGGCGCCCAGTCGCTCGAGCTCTTGGAACAGTTCATCGCGAGCTCGGCCAGGTGTGATCTTGAAACGGGCATAGTCAGGACTGCTGCAGCGTGGCCAGCCGTCCGGCCAGTGGAGAGGGTAGGCTTCAGCTGTCATGCAGCCGCCTCGCTAGTTGCCTTGGTCGCCTCATCGTATTGCTGGATACCCCAGACGATTGCTCGCATGGCCCATATCAAACGGTAGGTTGGCTTGGTCAGCCTGGTTTCCCAAAAGTCGACGAACAGGTCGCCGTGGCTAAACTCATTTACAGCGTTTCGCGCTTCAAGCTCGTGCTGAAAATCTATGTCCAGCAGGTCTTCGCGAACAGCTTGCCAGCACTCCCTCCTGTCTTCATAGTTAGAGGTCCCTTCCCAATAACTGCGAAACTCCTCTACGATTCGACTCTTAAAGACCTGCCCGTCGAACTCTCTGTGTCCGTCTTGAGCATCCGTCGCCATCAACTTCTCCACCCAATAGCCAACGTTGATTCCGCCGCTGTCGTTTCGAAAGAAACTGAACATGTCGTGAGTGCGCGAGAAGACAAATGATCCCATGTCGCCAGATATAGCCAAGTGCCCCGGCCACGTGTTGAGCCGGAAGTATTGAGTTATACAGCCGGGCTCTTTGAACAGCAGTGATCGATGACAGCCCTGATCCAGCTCAACGGTCATAACATGCTTTGAAACATCCTTCGCAAAACGCTCAGGTGTACATTCGTAGTTGCTCACGATCCACCTCCGCTCAGTTCGGCTTCGAGCTGCTTGATCCTTGCGTCTAATTCTGCGACACGCTCAATTGCCAGCATGCGAGTAGCGTTGCCTGCGACGGCCGTGATGGCGCATCGCTCGTCGCACGCGAACTCCAGCACCTCCGCCTTCAGCTCCATTTCTGAGGCTCGCGCTCTGGTAGCCTCGGCTCGCAGAATCCTGATTAGCCGCCCGGCCTCGCGACCAGTTGGATTCCCGCGCGACAAGTCTCGCTCGCAGTTGCAGCCACCATTCGTGTGCATGCCCTTACTGTTGTCTCTGAACAGGCAATTGGCATCAGTGCAGCCTGGGTGTACGGCTGGGTATAGATCAATCATCGAGATCCACTCCAAGTTCATAGGCAAGCTTCTGGATTTCCTCGGCCTCCTGCTTTTGTGCTGCTATATCCGCCCAAGGCGAATAGTTGTCAGAGTCGAGCGCCTGCTTCCGGTACTCCAGCACCTTTAGCTTCAGCGCCCGAACCTCGGCCTTGGCTGCAATAGCCTCGCGGCTGTAGGTTTCGCAGAGGTGGCAGAAATTTGTTGTGTCGTCTAGGCTGCTCATTGCTCCAAACCCTCCAGGCCATCCCGATCGGTCAGCCGATACTTGTACATAGCTACCTCCATCAGCAGACCCTGCTTCTGCAGTCGATGGATATAGGCCAGGGTGACAGTCCGGCCATTGCGCAGGTCTTTCTCGTCCAGGCCTTCGACGGCAGCCCTCCGAATCTTCGGATGAATGCGCAGAGTTGCGCCGTCCTGCAGGGCGCTGAGCACCTCTGCGTGAACGCTGTCATCCTGGCGCCGATTGATGCCGAGGACGCTTTCGTCCATTTCTGTTCTCATGCTGCAACTCCGATCACCAGTGACTGGTCGAACTGGGGGAGTTCTTCCCAGTACTCGACGTCGGTGTAAACGTCTCCATCGTAAGTGCAGAAGACGTCTTCTTCAGGATCGAAAGTTGCGGTAGTCGGCTGATCCTTGCCCTCCCGGTACACCAGGTAATCGCCTTCTTCTGTCGGCAGATCGGTCGCTGGATAGATCACTCGCCTGCTCAGGTCGCTCACGCCACACCTCCCGAAAACCCAACCACCAGAGTTGCTACTGCCGAGACCCCAGCGATGCTGCCCATGATCAAGATGGCGCGCTCGAGCCAGCGCATACGCTTCGCCGCTTCTTCGGCTGATCCTTGCCTCCGGCCAGCTTCGAAGCCGTTCATGAAATCTTCTGACGTCATCGTGACGCTCCTCTGAAAAAAGAGACCACCAGCGCAAATGGCAGGGCGATCAATGCTGTGGTAAAAAAAGCTGTCGGGCCTGCAGTCAGGGCGCAGAGCATGCCGACGATTGGGAGTGCGAAGCAGAGGAGGGATCTCATCCTGGACCTCGCAGCGCAGCACGAAGGTTTTCTTCCTCGACAAGCTCCAGCCACATCCTCGCGTGGTAGTCGATCTGCTCGGCCAGTTCCTCTGGCGAAAGGTCCTGGTATGGTCGGCTAGGATCTGGCTCTTCAGGCTGAGGGGTGAAGAATGCTTTCAGGTGGTCGATGAATTTCAAAACGGTATCCTCAGTTCGCATTCCTGGCAGCCGTCCTGGATGTTCTCAGCAGGGACGGCCATGTTGAATTGCTTGCAGAAGCGCTTCTTTCCATCGAAGTGGTCGCATCTGAGGCAACTTGCAGGCCCTGGTACCGGCCCAAGTTTCTCGATAACGCTCTGCGCCATGTCGAGCATGGCTATCCTGCTTGTCTCGTAGTCCACCCTGTGACCTCCAGATACTTGTTCTTTTTGACGGTGATGATTCCTGGCTGAAGACCCAGATCGAGTGAAGGCCCCAGTCGCTCAAGTGCTTCATCGGTCGTCTCTGGTGGCTCTCCACCAATCCAGTGTCGCCACCAGCTCTTGGCTTTTGCCCGGGCCATGCCTCGATGCTCAAGGCAGATCCATTCGCTGGTGATCTCGATCAGCGAGAAACAGTAGGAGACCTTGATGCTGTCGGGCTTGCCGGGCTTCTTATGCCGCCTGAAGCGCAGTAGATTGACCTCGCGAACGTTGTGCGCCGGTCCAGTAAACGACAGCAGAGAGGCGTCTGAAGCGCTTCCGGCATGCGGGTCAGAATTGTCTGGTGGTGGGAACTCATAGCCGCACTCACACACCAGGCAAGACACATGGCGACCGACAAAGCACACCGGGCAGGTTCGCACGGGCGCGCCGGCACCGCTTTCGCGCTTCTTTTTGCGACCCATCTCGATCTGATCGACCGGCCCGTGCCGTTCACTGTTGCCGGCGAAGTCGAGAACGAGGCAATCAGTCTTGCCCTGGGCAGTTCGCATGCCTCGACCGATGATCTGCACCCATAGTCCAGCGCTTCTTGTAGGCCGCAGTACTGCGAGCAGGTCGGTTGCCGGGGCATCAAATCCGACTGTCAGCACGTCCGCATTTGTAAGCGCACGCACCAACCCTGCCTTGTACCGGGCAATGATCTGCGCACGCTCCTGCTTGGGGGTTCTGCCGGTGACAGTCTCGGCGGATATGCCAGCTGCGCGGAGTGCGTCCCGTACGTGGAAGGCATGGTCGACGCCAGTGCAGAAGACCAGCCAGGATCGGCGATCCCCGCCGTACTCGAGCATCTCGCCCACGGCCGCCTGGGTCAGTTCATCGACGTCGACCAGCTGCTGCAGAGCGCGCTGAACAAACTCTCCACCTCGCAGCTGCACGCCAGCGGTGTCGATCTGAGTGCGGGTCGGTTTCGGTAGGACCGGGCAAAGGTGACCTTGCTCAACCAGGTATCGGATGCCGCACTTGTCATAGGCCACGTCGGTGAACAGCGTGTCGTCGCCGATCAGGTGGCCAGAGCGCATGCGCCAGGGAGTGGCAGTGAAGCCGATGACCTTGATCTTCGGGTTGATCTCGCGCAGCGCAGCCAGGTACTGGTTGTAGATGCCTTCACCGCCCTCCGGAATGAGGTGCGCCTCATCGATGAGTACCAGGTCGAACCACCCCAGAGCCATGGCCTTGGTGTAGATGGATTGGATGCTGGCAAAGACGATACTGGCGCGCACATCACGACGCCCAAGACTGGCTGAATAGATGCCAGCCGGCGCTTGAGGCCATAGCTCTTTGAGCTTCGCAAAGTTCTGCTCGACCAGTTCCCGAACATGCGTGACCACAAGGATCCGTTGGCTTGGCCAGAGGTCGAACACGCCCTTGACGAAACCGCCGATGATCACTGACTTGCCGGATCCGGTCGGCGCAACGACCAAGGGATTGCCGTCAGCTGACTCGAAATAGCTGTATATCGAGTCGATAGCTTCCTGCTGGTACTCTCGCAAGTGGATCGTCATGACACTGCCCATCCGTCGAACGAGAGGCGCAGCTTTTCGAAGCCTTCCTCGGCCGCGATCTCGGTCGGCAGGTTAATCAACTCGATGCTCGGATAGCTGCTCGGCGCCTTCGGGCCATTGCGAAAGGTTCGACCGTTCGGTAGGCGATACTCGATCCAATTTTCTTGGGCGCTCGCGTCGACCGCTTCAGCGCCGGCGTGCCACATTAATTCCGGGATGAACAGGTGATGCTCGCAGCCTTTGCGCTGTCGATTTGTCTCGATCACGCTGTCGTTGAAGGCGCAGTTCCATTGCCCGTTGCCAGTCATGACCGGCGTCGAGTGCGCGCAGGTTCTGCAGTTGACCGCAGGAGCGGCCGCCTGGTGGCAAAGGTCGTAGTGGTCGCAGAATTTGCACAGGTAGAACGATGGGTCTTCCGACATCCTTGGCGGTGGCGTAGACGCTTCCACGATCCGTCGCGCCTTGTCTTCCAGGCGTTCTGCTTCACGCTGCTGGTACCGAACGCGCTCACTGTAGAGCTCGTCCGTATTCTTGTTCACGGCCAGATAGAAGGCACGGTCGATCCCTGACCAATGCATATATAACTGCATCTGTGCGAAGTGCAAAGGCTTCGACTTCTCTACACCATCCTTTGCAAGTGCCTTAAAGCTCTTGTCGCTGTGAGTCTTGAACTCAAGCACATGCCACTTGTCTGGCGACTCAGGCAGTCCCTTGCCAACTCCATCCATGGAGCCTCCCACATGCCCACCGACGGCTTTGAACAGGAACTGCTCGCCAGTCCGATCGTCACAGTCGTGGACTGTAGCGCCGGCTTTTCGAAGATCCCGAATGAATCGGTTCTCCTCTTCGTGGCCGCGGTTGAACAAACGAAGAAGCCGACCGTCGAAAGACTTGTCAGTACACCAGCGGAAGCCGTACCAGAGCGCGCGATTGCACTCGTTGCCGATAATGCTGCCGCCCAGGTGAGGGCGGTGGCCCTTCTGTCGATTGCCCTCTGCCTCCCATGCAGCATCTATCGCTGCAACGGTTGGCTGGGTGATGTGGGAGATGTCAGCCATGACTACCTATTCCAGATAGGCGCCTGAGCGGCCGGGGCAGGTTGATGGGCAGGAGCCGCCTGATGCTGCGGTGCATTAGCTGCTTGCTGCGATGGCTGACCTGGTGGCTGACCGTTCAGCTTTCGGAAGCCCTTCACGTCGTTCTTGGCCGTGTACTCGCCTTTGGCTGGTACATAGGTCACTTTGGCCATGAGTGGCTTTCCGTGCAGCTGCTCAGTTGCTGTTAGCTGCAGCACGCCGAGCGCGTGACAGATAGCTGACAGCTGGCCTTGCGCAATCCGTTGCGCGGTTTCGTTCTTGTTCACCACGTTGAGGCGAGCCCAGATCATTCGGCCTTTGAAAGGTCCGTCCATGATCTTGAGCACGAGCTCGAGGTACTGGCCGTCCATTCTGGCGGTGTCCTTGAGATCTGAGTCCTCGATGATGACGACATAGTCACCAGCCGGAACTGGCTCCAGTGATTCTTGTGGTTCGACTTCGGCTGCATTGAATTGAAACATACTCATTGGGTGCGTCCTCTCAGGCTGCTTGGTTGGATGTGGTTGGGTTTTGAATGGCGTTGACCAGGGCATCCCAGGACAACGGTATTGAGTCGGGCAGGCTGTAACGGTTCTTGGCTACAAATGCAGGCTTCTCGACAACGTGCAGCAATCGCCGTCCTGTCGACATGCCGCGGGTCTTCACCGAGCCGAAGCCGGTGTCCTGCTTTTTCACAGTGGTTTCGAACTGGGCGAAGCCGATCACATCCGCCCACTCCTGGACGACCGCCGAGGCCATGCGGTGAAGCTTGATCTGATAGCGGTCATAAGCGTCAGTGTCAGGAGAGTCGAATCGCTTGATCTCGGAGTGCGCGATCAAGATGACCGCCATGCCGGATGCACGCAGCTTGTCGCAGGCATCCAGGAACTCGCGCCAGTAGCTGACCGCTTCGACGTAACCCTTGCCGTAACCGAACTCCTCGATGGAACTCTTACCGTGGGCTTTGCTAACAGCATCCCAGATGAGGGGCTCGAGCCAGTCCAGCGAGTCGATGACTGCTGTGCCGAATTTGTGCTCCTCGGTCGTTAGTGCGGTGATGGCCGCCTTGACCTCGTCCCATGAGGTCAACTGGGGGAAGGCATCGACCTCTAGGCCCGTGAGTCCGTCCTCGAGAGGAAGGAACACGGGACGATTGGCAGTGGCACCAAGGGTGGTTTTGCCTACACCGTGTTCGCCATGAACGACGATGCGCGGTGGCTGCACTGCGCGTTGTGTCTTGCTGATTGAGCCGAGTGAAATTGCCATGACTCAGTCCTCCACCACGTCGACTTTGACTGAGGCCTTTGCGGGCTTCGAGGTCACAGCAGAAGAGATCAGGCGGAAATAGTCAGGCTCGTTGCTTTCAATGAAGCGAAACTCTTTCAGATCCAGGGCAGGTTTGTATTTGACCAGGCGCTTGGCCAATGGCTCCGGAATCTCCTGGGCGATTTTGGCCCATGCTTTCGGGTCGAGTGCTCTGTTGATCTTGCCGGTGGTTGTGACCTTGTATCTGTCAGCGATGGTGAAGGTCTGGCTACCTTCTGGCTTGGCGCCAACAACATCGATCAAAGCCGCTTCGGCTTCAGCCATGATTTGCTTGGCGATCTGCAAGTTGGTCCGCGCGCCTAGGTATTGCTCGACAGCGGCCTCGGTCGAATGGATGGGCTCTTGCGTGGTGTGAGCGAGTGTGAGGTGGTGCATGTGGTGTGCCTCTTTGTGGTGTGTACGAGGCAAAGATAAACCCAAGGTTGATGTGTGTCAACCCAAGGTTGATAAAAAGATCGCCGGCAGTTAGAGGACAAAAAAAAGCCCGCGTTATGCGGGCTGCCCTCCACGGTAAGTTGTCGAGTGGAGTGAGTTGTTAGTGCAATGTAATAAGCTGTTATTTACTGGTCAAAAAAATATAGATCTTCTTGAGGAGACTCTTCAAAGCTTTTTATTTCTCTCACTTCAAAAAGCTTAGGCTTGCCGTTTTTATCTCTTTCGTATAAACCTTTGAGAACTACAGTTTTCCCTAACAATGTTTTTAGCATCTTATCTGGCATATGAGTAACACAGCGTATGCTTCCTAATTCTTTAACACCTCTCAATTGAAATCTTTTTGTATCCAAGTCTATTTGTCGAACTGTCCCAAGAAACTCTCCCGGAATTCTTTCTGACATAACGGGGTTAAATATTGACTCTCTCAGTACAACTCGCTCCCGTTGCGATAGTTGTCCTGGGCTTCCAGACTTTCCAGTAATATCTAAAGTGTGAAGACCAAGCCTACCAGTAGGGCATAGGTTATAGACAGAGAGTAACGTAGCATCACGCACAGCTGGATCCAGGAATATCTCTCCGATTCCTCGGTCGACATCATCATCCGTAATATAATTCGGCACGAGAGCTAGCTTAGAGAAAGCTTCTACCAAGAGGTCTATGACCTGTTGATGCGACTCGTCGAACAGGCTATCAAAATCGTCATGCCCGCCATCAGCTAATGAGAAGCCCATGTACATGCTGCCAGGCGCCATGCCTGTTAAACGGAGATCTAATTTCTGTGACAACTTGCGACCATCAGACGCACCTACAGAATCAAATATACTTTCCCCGATATACCTTAAACTTTTTTCTGCTGATTTAGTTAACCAGTTTAAAGCTTTTAATTGAGGGGCTGAATCTTTAGCTGCTGGACCTTCGGCATGAAATACTAAATCAGAAGAGTCCATTAGTCGGGCAAGCTGGTATTCCTCGCCATATAGTTTATCAAGGAGTTCAAAGAATCGATTACCACTACTATTTTCGAATTCTAAAATAGCTTCTTTGGATGGGGCGCATTCTAACAGCTTATTATATTGCTGAAATACTAAACTTGCGCGCTTATGAGTCTGATGACGCCAGGCTTTATCTACCATTCGCGGATCCTCAAAACGCCCCTTCGATCTGTTGGGCCCAAGTTCTTTTCGTGGGCATGCTTAACACCGACATATTGAAAAAATTTCGAGAAATCATTTGCAGTTGCCACGCTGGGATAGAGGTCAACATGCCAAAGCTCCCTCCATTCTTCCCCTCGCTTCAACATGAAGATCGAGGTCGTCCAGCGCGAATATTGGCTGACACCATCAATAAGAATGGCGCCATCAATATCGGAAGGAGCGACTATGGTAGATACAAAGCTTCCTCCCAAGACCAAAGGATAGCACTTCCCATCGGTCTCGTTCTTTATAACATCCAAGACCGTCTGGAGATTCGCCCATAAGGTCGATCGCAGGGAATTGTGGGCAAATTTCTCTTCAGCTTCCCCGAAAGTTACGTCATAGACGCCAGGAGGGAGGAAGCCGTAAGGCGTGAATGGTGGGATACAGCTCAACCTAACAACCTCCTAACCAGGCATCTGCGCCACTAAAGCTTTGATAGCTTTGGCCACTTCAGCGCCAGTGCGCTCGTCGTTTTTATATTTTGTCAAAAGCATCAAGACCAGATCCTGAACCTCTTGTGGCGAGTTCAGGATCTGCTCTCCAAGCGATCTCGCCAGATCTTCAACTGTCTCCGGGTCTTTTTGGTGACGGCTGCCATTCCCCGACAGCAGCCACGCAAACGAGACGCCCGTGGCGTCAGCAAATTTCGCAATGTTTTCCCGCTTCATGACCCCCTTGCGAATTTGCTTGCTAACAGCTTGAGGGGTAATTCCTATGGCCTCGGCGATGGCCGCCTGGGTTTTGCCACTTACAGCGATTGCGAGTTTTATGCGTTCTGAGAAATTTTTATCAACCATAGGTTAATTAAAGCGGTAAAGTGCTTGAAATGGAATAAACCGGAGGTGTACTATTACTGATAATATAAACCGGAGGTTGTTATGCTTAGAGAGGCTATCGAACAACTGGGAGGACCTAAACGAGTGTCTGAGCTCTTGGACTGCTCCCCCCAGGCTGTCTGTAAATGGATGTCCACCCAAATTCCGGCAGAACGAGCAATCCAGCTTGAAAATGTCACGAACGGAAGCATCAAGTGCCGGGACCTTCGTCCCGACCTTTATCCAAACCCTACATCTGAAACCCAAGCCGCATAGGAGGCGCAACTCATGAGTCACGACGATCCAAAAGCCAGGAAGGAACAGCGGTTCAGAGTCAATCTGGACTATTACGAGGCCGATGCGGTGAAGGCATTGGCGAAGCTGCATAGGAAGCAGGCTGCGACATATCTCGCGGAGATCGTTCGTCACCACCTGGAGTCCCTCAACGTGGAAGAGCCTCAAATGGTGCGCCAATCCGCGTAGCCAAACACGGGCCAAAAATAAGAATCACCGCCAAGCATTCATTAGAGGTAGCCGTGCAACCTAACCGTCCGAATAATTCTTTTCACCCTGAGCTCACGGACGAGGAGCAGGCCCACATAAAGACGTTAGCAGCCAACAACGGCGTCAGCGTTGACGAATATCTTTCCATGGTGGTTCGACGTCATATGACTGATGTAGGCGCGATCACCCGTTTTGCCCGGCCCAAGGCCAAATTTGGCCCAGTGCGCTCGTGATGACTGTGCCAGCATCGAGCCGCGACCAGCATCTGGCCGAACTCCACCAGGCGGCACTTGCTTATGCCGCGCTCGGTCATCCTGTCTTTCCGGTCAGCATCTCAAAATTTCCCCTGACGCAGCATGGGCTGAAAGATTCGACCACCGATCCCGCCCAGATCAATACCTGGTTCAGCCCACGGTTCGAACACTTCGCCCAGATCGCAGGCCTTGGCTATGCCGTGCAGGAAGGTCTGGCAATCGTGGACGTTGATCCTCGACACGACGGCCACCTGACGCTTGAAGACCTCCTGGATCGTCACGGCAATTTTCCCGACACGCCCATGGCGACGACAGGCGGGGGCGGGCAGCATTTCGTCTTCCGCGTACCAGCAGGGCAGAAGCTCAAAAAGCTCGGCGCCGGTATCGACAGCCTCAACCCGGGCAAATACGCCATTGTTGAGCCGTCTCTGCACCAGTCAGGCCAGCAGTATGAGTGGGAGGCCTCTAGCAGTCTGCTCGATCCAGACCAGGAGATCGCTCAAGCTCCAGACTGGATGCTTGAAAGCGTAGCGCCGGCGCCCACTGCCGAGATCGTGAGCCTGAGTGGATCAGGTTGGCTGCCGCCGGAACAGGTGCAGGATCTTAGATCGGCGCTGTCTTATCTGGATCCGGACGAATACGAGCTTTGGATCAAGGTTGGCCAAGCGCTGCACTCAACCGAGGCCGGCAATCAGGCATTCGGTTTGTGGGATGAGTGGAGCAAGGGCTCCGACAAATATCAGGCCAATCAGACGCGCAAGAAGTGGCGCACGTTTCGAGCAGGCGGCGGCCTTGGCATCGGTACCGTGTTCGCGCTGGCACAACAGGGCGGCTGGGTGAACGTCGCAGTCGTCCGGCAGGAAGTTGAGGACGAGTACATATCGTCTATGCGCGCCAAGATGACCAGGCGGAACTTCGAGACCGTCGACGCGGTCGCCATTCCAGTGCGCCGGCTTCCGGTACCAGCGCTTGATCACATTGCCAGCTGGATGAAGAGCCAGCTGCATACTTACAACCCCCATGCCGTGATTGCCGCCACCATTTCATTGGCCTCATCCATTGCGGCCAGGCAGTACGCCAGCCAACGAGGCGATCACGCTCACCTTTATATGGGTGTTCTGGCGCCCAGCATCGGTGAGCTCCGTCCGCTCAAAACGCTCACTCACAAGTTTCTTGCCGAGTGCGGACTTACAAAGCTGATCCGCGGCACGCGCATGAATACGGCAAGTGCCGTGTATCGGACGCTGGAGCGGCATCCTGTCTGCTTCTATGTTGCTGACGATTACGGCCAGATGATCAGCTTTGCCAGACGCCAACCATCCGGTGTGCTGGACCAGGCGCTCGGCGCGATCGCCGACACCTACACAGCCAACGACATCTATATCGATCCGGACGTCGATGCCATCAAACGGGATGAGTCAGAGCGCATCATCTACAAGCCAGCCATTGGACTACTTGCATTCATAGCCGAGGACCAGCTAGCAGGCCTGCTTAAGCGTTCAGAAGTTGGCCGCGGTTCTCTTCAGCAGATGCTGATTGTTGAGGCCGGGGACGCTGTGCAGAACCCGGACCCAACTGAGCAGAGCGTTTCAGAAGATATCAAGGATCTGGTAAAGCGCCTGCAGAGCACGCCATTCGGGAGCGAGCTCATGCAACTCAAGTTGGCTTGCCTGAGACCAGAGCCAAAGCGCGCGACAGTATCGACTGGTGCTGTTGAGCAGTTTGCTGAATACGACTACCACCTGGAAGCACTGGCCGAGGACGACCGTCGTCTTGTGCCGCTTATTTCCGGGGCCCGCCAATCAATGCGACGTCTCGCACTTGTGTTCGCCGCCTGGGCCAGTCCAGATGCAGCCAATATCACCGCCGATCTTGCCACCTGGTCAGGTCAGTACGTGCTCGATCACTTCCGTGCTTTTGTAGACAACTTCGCTGTCAGCGCGAGTGATGGCGGTGAGCTCGATGCCTACCAATCTATTCTGGCCCAAATTAACGACGCAGGCCCTGAGGGAATAACCCTCCGAAACCTCACCCGCGTCTGCTGGACCTATCGAAAACTGTCGAAGGACAAGCGCAGCGACATGATCGAAGTGCTGATCTCTGACCAGGAGATCCACGAACAGGAAGGCGCTCGCAAGGACAGCAAAGTTCTCGTGGCAGCTAAGTACCTGAAGGAAATCAAGAAAAACTCAAGTGTCGAGAGTGTCGAGGAAGTGTCGAGAGGCATTCTCGACACTTCTTGAGCACCTAAACGATTGAAAAATAAGAATTACTCTCGAAGCGTCGAGAGTGTCGAGGAAATATTCTTATTTAAATGAAAATCTATATGGCTCGACGCTCGACACTCTCGACACTTCATAAAAAGAACCGGTTTACAGGCACTTAAGCCAGATAAAGCGTCGAGAATCGATTCTCGACGCTTAGAAAAGCCCTCGACACTTCATCAGACAGGGCAAACCATCGCATCAGGAGCGAGAAAATGCAGGCAGCAGCAGCGGAACAACCCCTATCGATCGACCTTGATGGCAGATCTGTCCAGCTCACAGAAGATCAGAGCGCAGCCTTCAAGACAATGTGCGCCTTCGTCCAGGACAAGCTGGAAGAAGAAGTCATGACGCTTGTAGGTTACGCGGGCACGGGAAAGACAACGCTCATGAATCTCCTGGTGTGCTTTGCCAGGGATGAGGGTCTGAAGGTGGCTGTTGCGGCACCAACAAATAAAGCCGTCGGCGTGCTGAAGGAGAAGATCGGCGCAGACGTCGGCGCTTCCTTTGGCAGCATCCACAGTTTTCTCGGTCTTCGAATGAAGGAGCTCGAGGATGGTAGCCAGGACTGCAAGCGAGAAGCCGAAAGCACCGTTCACGAATATGACCTCCTGATCGTCGATGAGTGTTCGATGATCAACAAGGAAATTTTTGGCTACACGGTCAACTCACGTCGCAACTGCAAAGTCCTTTTTGTGGGCGACAGCGCGCAGTTGCCCCCAGTAGGCGAAAGCCAGAAGTCTCGGGTCTTCGATGTGGTGCAGCTGAAGCTAGTGTTGTCACGCGTTGTGCGCCAGGCCGCTGAGAATCCGATCATCGCCTTGTCCATGCGGATCCGTCAGGAGATCGAGAAGAACCAGCCTGTCACACCTCAGATCATGAATGATTCTTTGCCACCTCCGGAAGCTGGCGTGACGGCCTGTGTGACTCACGGTGGCGCACAGACCCTAATCGCCTGGGCGGTGGATGAACAGCGCTCTGGTCGGGATGCTCGGGTGCTGGCATACACCAACCTGAAGGTCCAACACTTCAATCGGAACATCCACGAAGCACTTCACGGCATCCATGGTGGCTGCATATTCGCCGTGGGTGAGCGAGTAATTGCTCATCAGGCCTTCGAGGCCATCTGCGAATCTGGTTTGAAAGCAGACATCTTCACATCGGAAGAATTGAAGCTTGAGGCCATCCTCGAGGAGCGTCACCCAAGGTACAGCGAGATCGCTGCTTACAAGCTTTCACTGCGTCGAGATACCGGCGCACTCGTCACTGCTTACTTCCCTGCAGATGCAGGCGAAGCCGAAGCCCTGGTGGCGGCCTACTTCAAGACATGGCGGCAGTACAAAGCAGAAGCTGAGGCTCTGACGCGGGCAGGCGATGGCAAGGCCCCACTGATCGAGGTCAAGGCAAAGCAGGCCAGCAATCAGGCTTGGGCCCTGCGTAAGGCGTTCGCACCCCTGCGGCATTGCTACGCACTTACTACCCATAAGAGCCAAGGCTCAACCTTCGACACAGCCCTGGTCGACTACAACGATCTGGCCAAGATGCTGCAGCGCAGCACCAACGGCCCGTTCGATTTCAATCGAGCGTTGTATGTGGCCGTGACTCGTCCCCGTTCTTTTCTTGCTGTTGTCCTGTAGGAGATCAGTCATGAAGACAGTTTGCTCACTTCATTTGAAGTTTGATCCAGTCGGCAAGGCAAGAGCCAGGTCGACGAAGAATGGCCATCATTTCACGCCCGAGAAAACCCGATGCTACGAACGCGACGTCGCCATCCAGGCAAAGCTTGCCATGGAAGGTCGGCCACCTACTGAGATGCCTGTGAAGTTGAGCACGGCCATCGCTTTCAAGGTGCCTGAGTCATGGCCCAAGTGGAAGCAGAGGGATGCGCTTGATGGGCTTATTGCGCCGACCGTGAAGCCTGATGTGGACAACGTTCTGAAAGCGCTGAAGGACGCGCTGAACGGCATTGTTTATCAAGACGATGCTCAGGTCGTAGAGGGCGACTTCATGAAATTCTATGCCGTTCAAGGCTACGTGATTTTGACGGTGAGCGAGGTCCAAAAACAGCCCGCGCAAGCCAAGAGGGTCGCAGCATGAAGTCCTGGTCAGCTGATGACGACGCCATCCTCCGCGCCATGCATCCGGACACTATGGATAGAACCATTGCGGCGGTCCTCGGTCGCACCAGGTCAGCGGTGAAGAACAGAGCTATCACGCTCGGACTGAAGAAGTCGGCCGAGTACATGGCGACTGGGCCGGGCCACTTCAAAGCAGGCGGCACATCCTGGAATGCGGGCAAGTCCATGCCGTCCACTGGCCGAACAGCTGAGACCCAGTTCAAGAAGGGACAGCGGCCTCACACCTGGAAGCCCATCGGTACCGAACGTGTCAGCAAAGATGGCTACCTCGAGCGGAAGATCTCCGAGACTGGCCGGCGCTGGCGGTTCGTGCATCTGCTCGTTTGGGAAGCGGTGAACGGTCCGCTACCGAAGGGGCATGCAGTGGTCTTCCGTGACGGCAACAGGCAGAACATCAGCCTCGACAACCTTGAGTGCATCAGCCGCGCCGAACTGATGTCGAGAAACACAATCCACAACCTGCCACCAGAAATAGCGGCAGCGAAACAACTGATCGGGGCACTCAACCGACAGATCAACAAGAGAGAAAAAAGGACAGCAGCATGAAGACAATCACCGATCTGAGAGAAAGCCTCTTCGACGTCATGGAAAAACTGAAATCGGGGGAGATCACCGTCGACCAGGCGAAGGCGATATCGGGCGTAGCCCAGACCATCGTCAACAGCGCCAAGGTTGAGAACGAGTATCTGCGAGCAACCGAGCAGAACCAGGGTAGTGGATTCATCACTGATCAATCCGTGAAGACCGGACCCCAGCCTCTCAAAGTAGCGCGCTGGCAGGGTGCGTGAAACGACTGTTCAGCACAGCTCAAACCATCTGGCTCTGCACGTTGATCGTCGGCCACCTGGTTTGCAGCTGTGTTGCGGATCGGTTTCGGAAAGATGAGCAGGATGAGGAAGACGAAGAATGAAATGCGATCACTGCGAATACATAGCCAAGCCTGGCGAGTTGACGATCAAGATGCCTTCAGGGGCAATGCTGTGTGAGACGTGTTACGGGCCTGAGAAAGGCCAAGGGATGAAGTTCGACACCGACAAACCGCGCACCGGCCTGATGATCAGCGGCTTCTCTCGCGCCCTGACCGAAGTCGCCAAGGTGACCACGTTCGGCGCCAAGAAGTACGCACCCGACAACTGGCGCAAGGTCGAGAACGGCATCGAGCGGTACAGGGATGCAGCCTATCGTCACATGCTGGCATCCGCTCACCAGAAGAACGACGAGGAATCTGGCCTGCCGCATCTGGCGCATGCTGCTTGGTGTCTGCTGGCGATGATGGAGCTGGGCGGCTGCAAGCGGAGGGACTTCGAAGCCGACAAGAAGCTGGCAGATGAGAATATGGCGTGGTTCAAAGAGTATCTCAAGAAGGTCGATGACTTTGGTCGACCCCTACGGGAGCGTGACCGGTGACCCGCAAAGCCGAACGCCTAAAACTGCTGCGCCAGCTGCCAGACCAGAAGCCCGCAATAGACTACACAACGGACGAGCACGGAACCCTCGTTATCGATAAGCCGAAGGATCAGATCAAGCCGAAAAAAGGTGAAGCGAAATGATACATAAAAACGATGCACTGAGCCGCGCAAACAGGCTTGCTGAGACTTCGGTGGATGGTAGGACGGGGAAGCCTGCGCTGCGGGATGCGGTCAGGGATGAGGTGGCGCCTGCACCGGTTAGCGATGATCTGGCGCGTGCTCAGGCCGTCATCAGCGCATACAAGCAGTTCGTTTCACATCTCCTGCAAGCTGAGCGGCGAACAAAGGCTGAGCTGGAGGAGGCGAGGGTGGAAATAGGCACGCTGAAAAGTCAACTTCTGACTCAGATCCTCAAGAATACAGAGCTTCTAACTGAACGCATAACGCCCGATTATCTCAAGCCGATGATCACCGTCGAGCCTGCCATAACTGAAAAGCAGCCTAGCAGGAAGATTGTAAGCGGCACCATCAGACTCGCTGAGTTCAATCCTAGGCCAATCAAGGAGTAGCGCATGATCAAAACTTTGTTCTTTGGCCGGACCAAGAAGTACCGAAAGGACGCAAAGTATTTCATCGGCTGCTACATCGAGTTTCTGGAGGTGAAGGCGGACAACGAGGCGCGGGTGTCGACTGGCCGTTCGATCAGCGGCATGATTCAGGACTTCCTCGGGGAGATCCCGCGTGGCTCAGGATACATGCCAGACACGGTGTCGGCTGTAATGGATAGATTGGCACCCATACCCGTCGACTTCCTCGCCGCTGCATCGATGATGAGTCATTTGCAGGAAGAACAGATAGCGGCCTTGTGCCTGGTCGAGCGATACCTCGGCAAGCGGACGATGATCGACAAGCGAGAGGTGTTTCTGCCGGCTCAGGAAGACGTGTTCAGACTGGCCGGATTGCCGCCTGTCGAGTACATCGAACACTACAGGACGGGCATCGATAAACTTAACGCTGAGTTGGGGCGCCTGCTTGCATGAGCGTTGCTTGACTGGCTGAAAAATATTCGATATTCTGTTTCGTATAGTGTGTGATAGCCAGCACACAGGAAAGCCGCCTTAAACCAGCGGCTTTTTTTGTGCCCGAAATTCCCCGTGTTCCCTGCAACCTGCTGTTGTGATTGCCCGCCAAGTGCGGGCTTTTTTGTTTCCGGAGGTGCGTATGCTGGCTCTCAAGGACAACACTGTAAAGATCCCCAATGGCATTGCGCTCATGTTCGCCATGACCGTAGTTGACCAGATTTACGAAGCGAACGGCGTCGAGACGACAGTCATCACCTCGTGTCAGGACGGCAAGCATAGCCTGACCAGCCTGCATTACGCGGGCCAGGCCTTCGACGTTCGCACATGGACCCTTCCGAAAGGCGTCAGCCCGAAAGAGATCGTCCGACAGATCAGGGCCAAGCTGAATATTCATTTCGATGTGGTGCTCGAATCCGATCACATTCACGTCGAGTTTCAGCCGAGATATTCAGAGTGAGCCCGATCGACGTCATCGGCCTGAATGGTGAGGCGGCTCACACGGAATCACATTTGCCCGTCTGGAATCCACTACCTCATCAAGACCGCCGTCAGTGTCTCGTCTGCAAGCGCATCGAACACTACGTTGGCACCCACTACAAACCGAAGGAGCTGCCCTATGGCGAACGGCGAAATGCAGGCCAGCAAGCCTAAGCACCACTCGCAGACGATCATTGCTGCTGTCGTGGTCATCCTGGCCTCGCTGGCCGGCATCGGTGGCTACATAGTTGAGCCGGACGAGCAGGAAAGCATCATTCAACTGGTCACGGCCATTGTGACCGCTGCGGGCGGCCTTGCTGCCTACTTCGGTCGCATCAAAGCTACCAAGAAGGTGAAGTAATGAAAGCCATCTACGCCCCGTTCCTGCTTTGCCTGATGCTGATGCTCGGCGCCTGTTCGCTCATGCCGCCTGAGCCGCGAACATTCAACCAATCCAACGCCGTGGCCACTCAGATGGTCACCAATCTTGGCGTAGCGATATACGAAGGCTTCAAGGCCGGCTACATCACGCCAGAAAAGGCTGATGCGCTGAAGACTCAGCTGCTGCTTGTGACCGATATGCTCAACACGGCGAACGATATCGCTGCAGCACAGCCTGAAATGGCGGCAGAGAACCTTGAGCGCGCCCTTCGCATGCTCGAACAGCTACAGATCGAACTGGAGGCGCAACGATGAGCACATCAGGATTACTGGCGGCCATTACCGCACTCAATGCCATCAACGCTGCTGGCAGGGCTGTACTCGAACTGACGGCCAATGCTCAGGAGTTGCGCGCTCTGTTCGCTCAGGCTGCTGCTGAAGGCCGGGATATCTCCACCGATGAGGTGTCAGCGTTGATCGAGAAGGCGAGGGCGGATCTGCTGGCCCATGGTGCGGAGTACCAAGCCGCCATTGCAGCACGCGATAACGACTGATTAAGGGTACTGATGAATGATTCTCCCGAAGAGAGCCAGGATCGGCGATCTGCATTAGTCGGAATCGCCAAGGTAATCGGAGCGATGGGCATCATCGTTGCGGCTTTCTTCACCTACATGGGTCAGCTTGACTCCAATGATGTTAAGCGTCTCGATCTGGTCATGGAAGATGTGAAGCTTCTGCGTAATCTAGTTGAGTCGGCCAACAAAGAACTGACCGAGATCCGCGAGCACAGCGCTCAAAAGGACTTGAAGATTGCGCAGCTGACGATGCAGGTCGAAGCGCTCAAGGCCATCATCGGGCGTGAGGTTAATCTCAACGACTGGCTGCAGGACGATATAGACGCCAGCCCTTTTCCGGTGGCTATCAAGCGCATCGAGGACATCAACGGCGTCGTCCAGTTCCCGACATACCTGATCAACAACGCATTCGCTCAGCGCTTCGGAATATCAAAACGTCGATACGAGGGAAAGACCAGCGACGAGATCTTCAGCGCCACTACACATGCCGTCTTCTACGAAGGAAACAAGTACGTTTACGACAACCGCACCTGGCGGCTCCAGGACGAATGCTTCGAGGACCCGACATCAGGGCAGGAAGTGTGCGCACCGGTCCTCCGGTACTACACCACACTTCCGGACGGTTCTCCGGCCATCAAGAAAATCATCTTCGTCGGAATGGATATCGAGCCCTAGGGCTTCCAAACCAAAACAACTGAGTGACCTTATGACACACGCTGCACCATCGCTGGCGGGCTTTGCTGCGCCTGGAGTAGATAGCTAATGGCTGCGTTTACCTCCAGTCAGTCTGGAAACTTCAACGATCCCGCCACCTGGGGCGGGGCTGGCGTACCAGGCGCTGCTGACTCGTTCACCATTACGGCGAATATCGTTGTCACAGTTCCGTCTGGCTACTCCGCAACCGGTACAGCCATATTCAGCGGGGGCAGTCTGCAGGCAAAGGCCGCGCTTGTGGTTGCTGCTGGCGGCACATTTACGATGGTCGCCGATTTCAATCAAGCCAGCTGGTACAGGCTCTCAGTATTCGGAACGCTGAACCTGAACGGCTTCTCGATGACGCAAGCGAACAACGCCAGGCACTTCGAGCTGACGATCAAGGGTACGGCTGGTAATCGGGCGCAGGTTATCAGCAACGGCACGAGCACCGGCCCTGATATGGTCTACACGTTTCTGTATAACGAGTGGCCATTAGAAATCGCCTATGCTGACTTTGTTGGGCTTGGCGAGATCCGCATTCCCTCGACGGCAAACTCTCCCTTTCCCTTATACTCGATCACCAATACCGTCTTCAGGAACTGTCGCCAGGTCACGCTCGGCGGGTTCTCGAGCAATGACAGCGTCTGGATTATTGACGGCGTCGATGTGCGGGATAGTAGGGCGGTAGGCACAATGCTGACCGTGACTAGGGACGCTACCGGGGCGGTGGGGGCAGGTAACCCAAGTCGTCTGACTCGCCTGACACTGGCTGGCAGCGCTACAGCCAACGCGGTTCGATGGGAAGTCGAAAACCTCGAAAAGACCCAGATAGTTCTGAAGAATGTCATCGGCACGAATATCAAGCCGACGCCGATGACAAACAGCCTGGTGGCGACAGTAGGCAAGACAGGTCCCGCCGCGCTGGACTATGGCGGCATTACGCTGCTAGCAGACAGCTACGTTTTCACCGATTCCGACAACCCGCATACGCTGATCGGCGTGCCGGTGGTCGATAACATCGTTCTTGAGGCCACGTACACCACAAGCTTCAGCGACAGCGGCGACCATTTTGTCGTCCCGGCAGGTAATGGCTCTTTCACGAACTCGCTTGTTCTTGAGAGCAAGTCAGGTGTGCTGGTAAACGCTATTGGCGTGGCGCGAAGCGGCAATTACTCGGCCACCCACAATACTCTCGTTGGTAACTACAACGCCGCTTATGGCGCGCTTGCACGGACGGAGAGCGGCGGCACGTTCACTGGCACGCTCAGCCTGCAATCAAACCTTGTCGTCAACATTAGCGCCACCTCAACTGCAATCGGCATGAATTTCCAAGGCCCAGCAGACCAGGTTACGACCATGGATTACAACGCCTGGTTCAACTTTGGCAATCGTTATTCTGGCGTAACCAGCGCCACCAAAACGCCAGGCGTCACCGTTGGCTATGGCGGCAACGATCTCGTTCTCGCCTCCCTGCCGGCCTTCACCGACTCGACACGAAACCTCGCCAAGTGGGGCCAGGTTCACCTCGGAACGACGACTGCTCAAGAGGTGGTGGATGCGTTCCTGAGACTGAACGGCTTCAACCCAGCTACCGGCACACAAGACCTGCCAGCGTTCGAGCATGAGCCGGCCGATGTTGTCACATGGACGAAGCAGGGCTTTACGGTAACCGACGCTGCGCTAGTCGCCTCCGGCCATGATGCGCAGAACATCGGCATATTGGATCAGGCAGAAGAGCCAGTAGAACCGCCGCCAGCCAGCGGAGCCACGACATACAACCTGGTCAGCCCAATAACCGGCTCTATCGTCGGCTACTGCGTTCTCGATCTCGTCAGTTAGACCAACCCCGAACCCCATGTATCCGAACCTCGGAGAATATCGAGTGGCTGTAATTCAAGTGGAGGTGATCCAGTGAGCACACCTATCAATCTGGCTGTCTCTGCAATCACCTCAAGCAGCGCAATCCTAAGCTGGGCCATCGGGCAAGTTACTAACCCTGGCGGCGGCGGCGGTGAGCCTTCTGCGGGCGGCTTTGCAGCCTTCTTGGCGCAGTTCCTCCCAGAGCAGACTGTTCCGACCTGGGCTGACCGTACGCACACCGCCAGCCCTACGGCGACAGTTAATGGAAGCGGGACAGATGGCAGTCCGTGGACTATGGAGCAGGCACGAACCCTCGCCGTTGCAGGAAACATCGTGGGCCTAATGCCTGGCCAGTGGTACGGCGGCACACCTCCCCGTCCATTCGGTGATCCGCTCAGAAGGCTTTACCCAGCCTTCCGGCCAGAAAACTCCGGCACCGCTTCTCAGCCCATCTGGTTCGTTGCTCAGAATCCAGCCGCCACGAATACGTCGGGGCGCACAGAGATATACAGCGGAAGTCCTGATGCGTGGGAGGGATGGCCGGCGTTTGGATCTTATGGCAAAAACTATATTCGTTTTTCTGGCATCTATTCAGATCTCAATGACCCGAACGGGCAAAACTATGTAGATACAGGCCTGACAAGCTTCCGCGAAGGCATAGGCTGCAGCATTCATAAGTGCCACTTGATAGGAAAGCAGCATCCCCAGAATAACAACAACGCTGCCGTCCGAATTGAAGGCATCGTTTCTGGTGAGATTGGCGATAACAAGATCGAGGGGTTCAGAGGGAATACGAACAACGCAGGCATAACCCTATACCGCTCTATGGGCGCCAGGATCCATCACAACGACATCACCGATTGTTTCGATGCGTTCCATCCGAAATCAAAAGATAGCAGCTTCCAGTTCTACGGAAACAAGGTGTATAGCTGCAATCAGTTCGCCAGGCTCCTGATACCCAGCTACTCCGGCACAGCCGCTGAAGAGGGGTGGATATTCAACAACACTGGAAACAATCTGAACAAGATTATCGGCATGACGACCTCTGACGGTCCGTTCCGAATCGACAAAGTCAAAGTGTTCAACAACACGTTCAACAACATAGCCACCGCGAATGATCCAGGGGCTATCTACTGGTCTGCGAGTCCCGACAGCCCCAGAGACAATCAGTTCTACAACAACATCATTCACACTGCTTACGCGGTATTCGGTTCATACCGAACCTACCCGGGAACGGCGGCAGAAATGGCTGGCTTCTGGACGTCAGACAGGAACGTGTTTCAGGGGACTACAAAGTTTTTCAACGCTGGCGGCCTGAACGCTGTGACATTGGCGCAATGGCAGGCTGTAGGGCAAGACGTCAATTCGGTGTTTGCGAACCCTTCCTTCACGAACAGAGCCAGCGGTGACTTTACGCTGCAGGCGGGTAGTCCTGCTTTGGGCCTCGGTCGAGACAAGTTAGGCATGTTCGGCCCTGTTGACGGTGTCATCAATGCTGGCGCCAGGCCTACCAACTCAGCCGAAATCATCGGCATCCGGGGGTAGATAACATGTTCAATCTAGAGTGGCGTGACGTCCCTACCCAGACCACTACGGCAGTGCCGAACCTGTCTGGCACAACGCATGAGCTCACCAATCTATCACCTGGCGCTGACTACGAGTTTCGAGTTCAGCAAGTCGATGGCAGCACAGTTTCAGCCTGGTCTGCGTGGAAGAGCTTCCGCACGGATGGGGAAACAGCCGTGATCATAGACGTCGGAGTCATAGTGGGTAATAGCGTGAAAGTTCCAACCCGAGCACGGCGATTCATCGTCAACTACGTCTAGGAGAAATAGGTAATGGCTGTAGTTAGCGCTCAGGTAGTGTTCGACTTCCGCAACGAACCAAACACCACCAACTGGACTCACCCGGATATCACGATCATTGGTGGCTCGCTTAAAGTCGAGAACGGTGTTCTGCGGAAGAATGGCGCCGGCAAGTCAGCGCTGTTTTACAAGAACACTGGCGAGGCCGTCGTGATTGCGTTCGTGGAATCTGAAACAAAAGCGAATTTCGATTACGGCGCGCCTGGTGCTTTTACAGCGCAAGGCGCAGGCTTTGTAGCAGCACCTGTCGGCGGAAGGATCAGGCTGCAGAAAGTCAGCCAAAGCCAGGAGCTTTCGGTCTTAACCGATACCGACATCAACACGGACGGTTATCTAGCTTCCGATATCATCGGCCTCCAGTACAGCGACACGGATGACACTGTTCGCAGTCTGAAGAACAACGCAACAATCATTACTAAGAACAGCGATACATACTCAGGGCTTCTACATCCTGGCGTGCTCATAGCGTGGGGCAACAACAATACCAACGGCGTGCGCTCATTCGGTTTTGATGGCGTGTACGCGATCGGTCTTGGCATTGTCGGTACCGATAACACTTTCCGACAAGGTCAGAAAGACGTCAGGATCAAGATCAACGGCCTTCCATCGAGTTCAGTGACGGCGTTGTCCATTGCTGGCGTTTCAACAGCATTCGTGACGGACGGCCCTGCTCATATCAAGTTCGACGCGCCGTTTGATCTTGCTAACGGCGTTGTGTCTGTGGCGGCTACGATTGACGGTGTGGCTTACAACAGGGACGCCTTCCCGGTCGCTTACGTCCAGACGCACCCTTACCCGGCTGTTGTAGCAGGGACCACGGTACACAGCAGGTCTATCGCGTCCGAAATGGACAACCCCGGCGGGCGATATCTCAAATTTACCATACCGTCGCAGCTGCAGTTCCTGCCACCGTATACGGAGCTCGACGAAGACGCGCAGTCGGTCAGTTTGAACACTGTGCTCGGAGCAAAGGCTGGCACTCCTGAGAACACAGTTCATGTCATCACCGGTACCGCACTGGACCAGGATGGCATCGAGACGCCTTTTGAAATAGAGGTGCTTTCGCGAAGCGTCGACCGCACCCCGGCACCAGTGTCGTTCACCTCGCTTACAGATCAGGCAAGAGACACCGAGTTCACCTCGAATACGGTGCTGATTGAAGATATCGACGACGAGGTCGTGCTGGCAGTCGATACCACTGGTGATCCTGCCACAGTCAAGGTCAACGGTGTCGCTGATGCGCTGACTGCGATGAAAGGCGATTCCATTACGCTGACGCTTCAATCCTCTACTGGGTTCGAGCAGAAGAAAGAAGCGATCCTATTGCTAGACGGTATTGAGGCAGCACGCTACTCGGTCACCACATTGGTCGATCCGGGCGACATTATTCCGCCTGCGCTTGTTTCTCCGATAAGCATTGTCGATGTGTTCTCTACAAGCTTCGGCGTGCTGTTCGAACCTGATGAGACATGCACGTATCGAATCGTCGTCCTGCCCTTCGCTGCAGCCGCACCTACTGCGACAGCGGTCTATGCAGGGGGTATCACAGGATCATTGTACGAAAGCCCGCTGAGCGACGCTCTGGCCAATGTACAGCGCGTGCATAACGTCGTCGCGTTCCCTGCCGATACAGAGTTCACCGCCTACCTGGCCATGCAGGATGCGTCTGGCAATCTCTCAATACTGTATAGCGATTCAGAAGCCACTGTCGCGGTAACACCGATCGACAAGACCACCAAGTTCGTCATCAACGTGCTGGCACCTACAAAGCGCGCAAGACAGACCATTGGTCCACTGGATCACGATGGCATCACACCGCCAACACTGCCAGTCAAAGACCCATCGTCAGAGATCACTGTTGCGCTCAACTTCAAAGAGTTGGTGGCAGCACAACTGATCACTGCTCACGACGTCACAGCTACAGGGGCAACTGCTCTTGTCATCACTGAGACAGAAGTCGAGGGCGACATTGTCTATATCAAGCTGGTGGGTGGACTCAAGAACGAAGAAGTCACAGTTTCAACATCAATCGAAACCGCCAACCTGAAAGACAAGCGGTCATTCGTCATGAAGGTAGATGAGATATGAGCGTTCACAATTACACGGCTGACGGAACAATCAAGTCCGGTACTGCATCTGCTGACATTGTCGTTCAGGTCACAGTGGATAGTGACAGCGTATTCGACGGCGGCATGATCGTGGTTGAAGTTGGGGAAGGTGCAGTAGTCAACCGTCCAGCAAACGCATGCATGATCGCGCCTGGTGTCCTACGTGTGAGCGTCGTCTCAGGTTCGGACTGGGCTGTCAAGCTGGCAAGTGCGGCTAGCAAGACTTCGCTAGCCGTATCCGTGTTGCCATAAACTTGCAAGATCGCTGCACGTTCGCCGAAATTACCAGACGATGCCCCCTATGTTGGGTCCTCCCCGGCGTCTCTTGAATACGGGTGTGCAGCCTCGCGGACTTTTGCTAGATAAATTCTCTCTATAGGTTCCTTCGTCAGTGATTGAAATCACCAGAAAGCAAGTGGCCGAAATGCTGGAGGTCGACGTTCGCTCGATCACGAATTTCCAGAATCAGGATATCGACCCGCTTCCGGTGGCAGTTCCCGCAAAGCGCGGCGGCACGAATATCTATGACGCCATAGCGATTCACAAGTGGGGCATCCGAAAGCGCCTCGCTGAATTGGATATCGGGGATGACGGCAACGTCTACGACTACAACGTCGAACGGGCGCGTCTCGCCCACCACCAGGCGAACAACGAAGCGCTGAAAGAGAAAGAGCTTCGCCGCGAGCTGATGAACGTCGACGAAGTTGAGCGCCTGGTCAGCCAGACGGTGCTGGCGGCTCGATCAAAGTTGCTGAGCCTGCCGACCAAGATGGCCGGAAAGGTTCAGTTCATATCCGAGCTTCCCATCATCGAGGGGCTATTACGAGACAGCGTCGACGAGGCATTGCATGAACTTGCCGCCAGCATCTTCAACATTGAAACAGAGGATGACGGGCTGGATAGCGCCACCTCCGAGACTGCTGGTTAGCGAATGGGCGGACACGTACCGAAGGCTCCCGGCAGAGAGTAGCGCGGAGCCAGGCCGGTGGCAGACTGACAGAGCGCCATACCAGCGCGAAATGATGGATGCGCTATGCGATCCGTCAGTGAACGAAGTCATTATCAAGACCAGCAGTCAGATCGGCAAAACGGAAATACTGCTCTGCATCATCGGTTACTACATACACCACGACCCATGCCCGATATTGCTGGTTCAGCCGACATTGGACATGGCGCAGGCCTTCAGTAAGGACCGGCTGGCGCCAACGATTCGTGATACGCCTGCACTGCAGGAAGTAGTCGGGGACACACGAAGCCGCAAGGCCGAAAGCACGATACTGCAGAAGACGTTCCCCGGTGGACACATCACCATGTCGGGCGCCAACTCTCCTGCAAGCCTTGCGTCAAGACCGATCAGGGTGGTGCTGCAGGACGAGGTCGATCGGTTCCCGGCGTCTGCCGGGAAAGAGGGTGACCCTTGCCGACTGGCCGATAAGCGCTGCACCACCTTCTGGAACCACAAGAAGATCAAGGTCAGCACGCCGACCATTGCCGGTGAGTCCCGAATCGACCTGGCGTACCAGGACAGCACTCAGGAGATCTACAGCCTGCAGTGCCCCGACTGTGAAGAGTTCCAGCAGATCAAGCGCGATGTGCTGGTGCACCGCAAGATTGAAAACAAACTGGTGGGCGTCGACGCCTCCTGTCGTCAGTGTGGATGCGTTCACCCTGAATCGGTATGGCGCACCCAGCCTGCCAAGTGGGTGGCTCAGCAAGAGCATACGAAGCGCGGCTTCCACCTGAATGAATACGTCAGCCCTTGGCGCAAGTGGCTTGAGATCGAACTGGACTTCCTCGAAGCCAAGAAGTCAAAGGAGACACTGAAGACCTTCGTGAACACGGTTCTCGGTGAGTGCTGGGAAGACGATGCGGGCGAGCAGATCGACGCGGACATGCTGTACAACCGCCGTGAACACTACGTCGCTGATGTGCCTGTCGAAGACGTTGTACTCACCGCCTCAGTGGACGTGCAGGATGACCGAGTAGAGCTTCAGGTCGAAGCCTGGCGGGAAGACGAAGAGAACTACAAGATCAGTTACGACAGGTTCTATGGCGACCTGTCGAAGCCTGGCATCTGGGATGTGCTCGAGAAGGCCATCAATCAGCAGTATTCGACGCCTTCGGGCATCTTGCTGGATCTCAGGCTGATCATGATCGACTCGGGCGGACACTACACCGACGAAGTTTATGCATTCTCCAAGCGTATCGGCACCCGTCGCTGTATCCCGATCAAGGGATCAAGCCAGTCGGGCAAGCCTGTTGCAAGCTTTCCGAGGAAGCGGACAGAGAAGGGCGTCTATCTCACGATGATCGGCACCGATACGGCGAAGGAGATCATCACCGCCAGGCTGTCGAACAACGAGCCAGGCCCCGGCTACGTGCATTTCCCGGTCAGCGAGCAGTTCGATCCGACCTACTTCGTGCATCTGACCAACGAGCGGAAGGTGAAGAAGTACGTCAAGGGCCGGCTCACGACGGTATGGGATGCAGGCAAGCGTCGGCAGGAACCATTCGATCTCTCTGTATACAACCTGGCTGCAGTCCGCGTGCTTCAACAGCACATGGGGCTGAAGCTGGACGAGCTCTCAACCTCGACAGAAGTAATCGCCGCGGCATCCGCTACGGCGGCCCCGACTCAGCGCAGAAAGTCAACCTACTGGTAACCCCATGGCATACACAGACACTGATATTCAGGCGGTAGAAGACGCACTGAAGAGCGGAGCCCTGCGCGTGAAATACGCTGACCGCGAAGTGACCTATCGCAGCCAGGCAGAACTGTTCGCCCTTCTGCGCTCGATGAGAGAGTCGCTGCAGACCACTGCGCCCGCGAAGACCCACACATTCAAGTCGTTCAGCCGGGGTTATCAGCAGTGAGCCGAAACACCATCGACAAAATCGTCGCTTATTTCTCCCCTGAAAAGGGATTGAAACGAGATATGGCGCGTCAACGCTCCGATATTCTCGCAAAAAATGGATACGACGCAGCAGGAAAAGGGCGCCGCGGCTCGTGGTTTCAGGTCGATCAAAGCATCAACTCGCTGAATGAGCTGTCTATCCCCGTCCTACGCGCCCGCTCTCGGGAAATGGTTCGCAATAATCCTTACGCGGCCAGAGGCTGTGAGGTGCTGGTCAGTAATACCGTAGGCACCGGCTTCATTCCTACGGCCAAAGGGCCAACCCGCAAGGCTGCACTGGCGAATCAGCTGATGGCTGAATGGATCAAGGCCTGCGACTACTCCGGCAACCTGAATCTGTACGGTATGCAGGCACAGATCATGCGCTCCCTGGTGGAGTCGGGCGAAGTCCTGATGTATAGCCGGCGCAATGGTGACGCCTCTCTGCCGCTACCGATGCAGATCCAGTTACTCGAAGCGGACTACATCGACACCAGTCGCAATGATCTGTTCGGGAATAACTCGCTGGCGCAAAGCGGAATACAGCTCGACGCCTCGGGTCGACGATCAGGCTACTGGCTGTTCCGTGACCACCCAGGAGACCAGCGCGGAGCCTTTGAGGAAAGCCAGCTGGTCCCGGCCCGATACATCTGTCACGTCTACGAAATGCTGCGCCCCGGCCAGCTGCGCGGCGTGCCTCGGGGCGTGTCGGCATTCGCCCGCATGGACGGCCTGCACAGCTTTCAAGATGCCCGAATCGAAGCTCAGAAGATTGCGGCCTGCCTGGTTGGCGTCGTCACCAATGACAACAACGACGGCGCAAAGGGCGACGTGCTCCCAGACCGACTTGAGCCAGGGATGTTCCCGGAACTGGGCTTCGGCAAGAGCGTCAGCTTCAATGCGCCGCCGTCTGTCTCTGGCCATGCTGAGTTTGTCAGCACCGAACTGCATGCCATCGCCGCGGCTTACGGCATCACCTACGAATCAATGACCGGCGACCTTTCCGGCGTCAATTTCTCAAGCGCCCGTATGGGTTGGCTGGAAATGGCTCGCAACATCGAGCGACTGCGCTGGATCGTTCTTGCACCGACCATGCTCAAGCATATCGAGAAGTGTTTCTTCGAAGGCGCTGCCTGGAAGGGTATCGACCTTTCCGGCGTCACCTTCGACTGGACGCCACCGCGACGCGAAATGATCGACCCGACCAAGGAGATCCCGGCTCAGATCAAGGCCATCCGATCAGGCCTGAAGAGTTGGCAGGAAACGGTCAGGGAGAACGGCTACACGCCGGCCAACTCTGCCGCTGAAATGAAGGAAGACTTCGAAATGTTCGACAAGTTCGGCCTCGTGCTGGACTGCGACCCCCGACAAATAACCACGGCAGGGCAGATGCAGTCTGTTCCCGCGGACGTTCCAACCGAAACCGACGAATAGAGGCTGACTACATGCCACAAGACACCATAACTGGCGGTGGGGATTTGCTCGCGTCAAAGAATCGCATCAACAAGTCTGGCGAGCTCCTGCTGTATGGGGAAATCGGCGACTGGTTCGATGGTAACGACGCGCTTTCCATCGTCACAGAACTGGAATCGCTCAACAGCGAAGCCCTCACGGTCCGCATCCATTCCGGTGGCGGCTCGATCATGGAAGGCCTCGCTATCTACAACCGACTGAAGCAGTCCTCTGCCTTCGTCACCGTCCAGATCGACGGCATAGCAGCCTCAATGGCCTCGGTAGTGGCGATGGCGGGCGACAAGGTGACCATGCCATCGAACGGATTCCTCATGGTTCACAAGCCATGGCTGCTGTCTGCAGGCAATGCGGACGAGTTACGCAAGAGCGCTGACACCCTCGACAGCTTCGAAGACTCCCTCATTCACGCCTACACCACGAAAACCGGCATGCCCGAAGCGGAAATCCGCGAAATGCTCAGCGCTGAAACGTGGATCAACGCAGCTCAAGCACTGGAAATGGGCTTCATCGACGAGATCTCAGACGCGATGGAAGCCGCGGCCAGCATTGATCTGAAGGCGTTCAACAATGTACCCGATGCACTGCTCAAAGCAGCACATCAAACCCCTGCGGCACTGCCCGCTAAACATAGTAAGGAGCCAATCATGGCGAAAGAAGTTAAGGCGGCAGAAGTTGAAAATGTCGCAGACGTAGCAGTGGCATCAGCAACAACTGAGGCCCCGAAAGCAGAAGCGAAAGCGGCTGTAAATCCACAGGACGTACAAGCAGCGGAGCGTCAGCGCTTCAGTGCTCTGAACGCAGTACGCGCTCAGGCCAGCAAGCTGAATGTCACTGTGACCGATACCGACTTCGATCGGTTCATTGCATCAGGCTCAACGGCTGACGAGTTCAGGGCTCACCTGTTCAACATCGCTGAGCAGGCCAACAACCAGTATTCACCGACTGGATGCCGGGTCGAAAGCAACATGAATGCAGCGCGCAATCACATCGTGGAAGCGCTGATGCACCGTGCGGATCCTGCGCAGAACAAGCTGAGCGACCAGGCTCGGGAGTTCCGTGGCATGACACTGCTTGAAATGGCGCGTGCGTCATTGAGCGCGAACGGTATGGAGACTCGTGGCAAGGCGAAGCACGAGATCGCGGCAATGGCGATGCATTCGACCAGCGACTTCCCGCTGATCCTGGGCGACACCATCAACAAGTCTCTGCGTCGTGCTTACGAGTACGCGCCGCGGGTCTATCAGCAATTTAGCCGTCGCTCTGACGTCTCTGACTTCAAGCCAGTGACTCGCGCTCTGCTTGGCGAAGCTCCGCTGCTTGAAAAGCTGCCTGAAGGCGCTGAAGTGAAGTACGGCACCATTGGCGAAGAGTCTGGCACATACGCTGCCGCGACTTATGCCAAGGCTGTCGGCGTCACCCGCCAGATGCTCATCAACGATGATCTGGGTGCGTTCACTCGCCTGGCTGCTGCCTTCGGCTCTGCTGCTGGCGAAACCGAGAACGACATTGTCTTCAGCCTGCTGATCGATAACGTGAAGACTGGCGACAACGTGGCGCTGTTCCACGCAACTCACGGCAACGTCGGCACCGCTGGTCCGCTCTCCGAGACAACCCTGTCTGAAGCCCGCAGAAAAATGCGAGTGCAGAAGGGCGTCGACAAGGAGCGACTGATTCGTGTCACGCCTCAGTTCCTGATTATTCCCGCAGCCCTTGAAACCACTGCGCAGAAGATCCTGAGCTCGGTGCTTGCCGCTGACACTGCCAGCGTGAACATCTTCGCCAACTCACTGACGCTGATCGTTGATCCGCGCCTCGACGAGAAGTCAGAGACCGCCTGGTATCTGATTGCTGATCCGGGCCGCATCGACACCATCGAATACGGCTACCTCGACGGCACGAACGGCGTCTACACCGACTCGATGATCGACTTCAGCACCGACTGCATGAAGATCAAGGCGCGACTGGACTTCGCTGCCGGCGTCATCGATTACCGCGGCATGTTCCGGAACCTCGGAGCCTAATCCACCACTACCAAACAGGGCGCACTTAGCGCCCTTTTTCATGTCTTGAGGAAATCAAAATGGCTACAAATTACAAGCATCCTGGCTGCGTGTTCGACCACGTTGCGGCTTCTGATATCGCATCGGGTGACGTTGTCATCATGGGCCAGACCATTGGTGTCGCTATTACCGATATCGCTACTGGCGACACTGGCGCGGTGCAAGTTGACGGTGTGTTCGAGGTGCCGAAAGTATCCGCTGCGGTTATCGCACAGGGCGAGTCCGTCATGTGGGACAACTCGGCAAGCGCGTTCGATGACAACCTGGCTACGCCTGCAACTGGCGACATTAGCGGCTGCTGTGTTGCTGCTGAAGCTGCTGGCAACGGCGCAACGACCGTGAAAGTGAAGCTGAACGTCGGCGTAGGCACGAAAGCCTAATGAAATTCGACGACCTCATCCGGACGACTGACAGGGCTGTGTTCAACACCATGGCGCTGCCTGCAACCCTGAATGGCGCGGCTATCCGTCTCATTCTGGACCGCGCTGTCGTTCGCACGGATGGGGCCGGCGATATCACGGTGAACGATTATGAGGTATCGACCCTCAACACCGAAGTCGACACGATTCCAAAGCTTTCGACGTTCGTTGTCGATGGCATCAGTTACAGCTACATCGGGCGCGTGGTTGATGACGGGTTCATCACCCGAAGCGCGGTGACTCGTGGCTAGTCCTGGCAGCGTCAAGTTTGACGGCCAGATTCGCGCCGCCGTTCAGGAGTTGAAAGGCCTCAACGTCAAGGCAATTCGCCCCGCAGCCGTGCAGGCCCTCAACCGGGTCGCCACTACAGCCGTTGGCCGCACCGTGAAAGCCGTCTCAACGCAGACGCAAGTGCAGCCGAAGGTCATCAAAAAGCGCGCATACGCCAAGAAAGCCAACACCCGGTCACTGCAGTCATTGGTCCGCTTCTACGCCCGCGAGATCAATTACGGCGCACTGCTGACGCCTGCGCAGTCCAGAAAGCTGGTCGCTGAATCTGGCCCGAAGTTCACCAAGACCGGCAAGCGACGAAAGGGCAAAGGGTTTATCACCGTTGGATCGGGCGCCTACAAGCAGCGCGTCGAGCGCGGTTTCGTTGTCCAGGGCAAGAAGAAACCAACCGTCCTGCAGCGCAAAGGCTCGGCCCGTCTGCCGCTCAACGCACCGTCATTCCGCATCTACAAGGACGCCGTCCGACTCACGCCGAAAGTCGTGTTCGAAACGGTGAATGACCGACTCAACAAGGAGTTCGTCGCGGCCATCAACAACAAATTGCAGCGAGCGCTGAACCGATGACCCGCAAACAGATACGTGACAAGGTGCTCGCCGCCGTTCAGGCCATCGACCCGATCAGCACCGTGACCACCGCTCGCCGTCTGGACCTCGAAGACGGCGCCGAAATCATTGTGATCAATCTCAGCCAGGGCGTCGTGAACAGCGAGTCGATGACCACCATGGTCGAGGCCGAAATCACCGTTTCCATTTATTCCAAATCTGCTGATGACGACCAGCTCGATCTGACTGCAGAACCCATACGCGAAGCCCTCGATGCTGAAGATCTCGGTCTCAACTTCGTCGGCTTTGCCTATTCCGACCCGGCTGAAGGCGATGCGTTCAACAGCCTAACCCTGAGTTACACCATTACCTACGCGGAGTAATACACCATGGCATACGCAACCGAACCGAAAGTTGGACGCGGCACCAGAATCGAGTTTCAAGACCCTAACGCTGATCCGGTTGACACCTGGACGCTGCTGACCTGGCTGGAAACACCGCCAGAAGTCGGCACACAGGGCTCGACCATTGAAGTGGCGCCACTGCACGTTGAAGTGCCGTTCAAATATCCATCGGACGAGCAGACTTCAGACATTGAATACGTTGTTTTCGACGTGCCAAGTGACGCCGCTCAGCAGGCCTTTGAAGCATTGAAGAACAGCACCGTCACCATGCGCCACGTCATGAGCAACGGTCGAACGCTGACCTATGACTTCGCCTTCACCGGCATCAAGTACAACGCTCCGACCCGAACTGAGCCCATGAAAATGACTTACTCGGGCAGTCAGTCAGGTGCTGAGATCGCGACGGAGACTGTGTAAATGCATATCGATGAACTATTGAGCGCCGAACCGTTCCGGCGCGAGAAAGTCGTTCGGCTGGAGGGCTTCAAAGCGCCCTTCGTCCTGCATGAACTGCTCGCAAATGAGCAGTGGGCCATCAACCGACAGGAATCCGAAGCCAGCAAGGCCAAGAAACCGGTCGGCAACGAGTTCTACGCCCGGTATGTGCTTATGTCGCTCACCGGCTATGAAGTCGAGCCGACTGACGAAGAAGTCTCCAAGTTCTGCAGCAAGTTCGGGCATTCGGTGATCGAAAGCCTGTACCTGAAGCTGATCGACTGGAGCGACGTCGCGGAGAAGGCCAAGGACGCGAGAAAAAACTCCTAAGCGATCCAGACCTCCTGATGGCTATGCGTTACGCAAACCATTGGGGGTGCTCTCTGCGGGATCTCGGTCGACGAATCCCTGCAGAAGAGTGGCCGTTATGGGTCGCCTATTACTACATCGAGCCGTTCGGCTTCGAGATGCACGACAACATGACCGCCCGCCAGACCTCGATCATCGCGAGCGGCCTGGCCAATGGTTACAAGTCCTTTATCCCCTCGTCTGATATCTCCTTCAAAGCTCCGGAGCTCAAATAATGTCGTTGCGTACCAAAAAGGTTGAAGTGCCTATTGGCGCGTCGACCAAAGAGTTTGATGCCGGAATCAAGAAGGCCAGCGGCGGGTTTGACCAGCTCAAAGGCAAGTCTCAGAGCTTTACCCAGGGTCTGAGCAGTGCAGGCGGGCCGTTGGGTAGCTTTTCATCGTCCCTCGGTGGCCTGACTGGCGCCGTCTCCCTCTCATCAGCCGCCCTCGGTGTCGCTGGCCTTGCCATCGGCGCGTATGCCGCCGCCCTTGCCAAGTCCATCACGGTCACATCAGAGCTTGAGCGCGCTACGTTCAAGACTGAAGCCATCCTGAAGGCTACCGGCACCGCGGCAGGCTTCACTGGCCGACAGCTGGACGGCTTTGCCCGATCCCTGGCTTTTTCAACACTTGCCAGCACGCAGCAGATCCGCGAAGCGCAGAACATTTTGTTGACGTTCAAGCAGATCAAGGGCGACGAGTTCAAGCGGGCTACCGCGGCGGCTCAGGACATGGCGGCAGTGTTCGGTGGCGATGCTACGTCGAAGGCCACGCAGCTCGGTAAGGCGCTGCAGGATCCTATCGCGGGTGTCAGCGCCCTGGCTGAAGTCGGTATCACCTTTACGCAGCAGCAGAAAGAGGTCATCAGGGCGCTGGTCGAAACCGGCGAAGTTGCGGAAGCCCAGCGACTCATCCTGGCTGAGCTTGAGGGCCAGATCGGCGGCGCCGGAACAGCTGAAGCGGGCGGCATCGCTGGTGCGATCGACACTATGTCGCAGTCGATGGAAGAGTTCTTCGAAGCGGTCGGCAAGAGCTCCGGTATCAGCCGGATATTGACCGACGTGCTCGGTGATCTGAGCAAGGCCGTTCAGGAGTTCTCCGAATACCTCGATCCCAAGCCCCAGACCCAGCTGAATGAACTGCTCGCCAAAGAAGTAGAGCTTCGACAGGTGCTCGCTGATGTTCGGCGCAATAAATTCGCTGATGCCACGCCGTTCGAGGCCGAACTGGCCGCGCTTGAGCAGGAAAAAGCCTTTATCGAGGTGATGATCGAGCTCGATGAGACGGCGATCAAAACCGCAGAGCGGAAGGCCACCGAAAGCCGCAAGGCGCTGAACGAAGAGGCGAAGGCAGCAACGGCCAGCATCGCGGCCAAGAAGCAGGCCCTGGCTCTTGAGAAGGAGCTTGCCACAGCCAAAAAAGATTACAGCACGATCCGCACGTCTCTGCTTTCCGACGAAGAGAAGGAAAACGAGAACTACGAATCACGCATTGCCAGCCTGCAGCGCTTCGGAAAACTGAATCTCGACAGCGAGAAAGCGATCAATACCCTGATCGAAGCTGAAGAGACGCGCCACCAGGCCGCGATCAAGGAAATCCGCGACAAGAAGAAAACACCAGGCGGCGGGCTCGACCTCGATCTTGAGCGCAATCAGCTCATCAATGACCGATTCCGCAAGATTGGCGAGGATCTTGACGACGCCAGCTTCAACAAGCGCGAGCGTGAAGACCCTGTAGCCGTTGAAGCGGAGCGATACGAAGCCCGTATTGCGGCCATCGAAGCGTTTGCCGATCTCAACCCTGAACTGCAGGCACAAGCCAATGCGCGGATAGAGCAGGAAGAGCAGCGCCATTCTGACGCCATGGTCGCCATTACCGAGGCTCAGCAGCAGGCCAAGCTGCAGGCCGTCGCCAGTATCTTCGGTGATCTCTCCACGCTGATGAATACCGAAAGCAAAAAGGCTTTCAACATCGGCAAGGCTGCAGCCATTTCTGAGACAGTCATCAGCACCTACCTGTCGGCTCAGAAGGCATACAGTGCAATGGCCGGGATTCCGGTCGTCGGTCCTGCGCTCGGCGCTGCTGCGGCGGCTGCGGCCATCGTTGCCGGTGGCGTTCGCCTGTCCAACATCAAGAACCAGCAATTTGGTGGCGGTGGAACAGTATCAGCCGGCAGCGGTACTGGCGCGCCTCCGAACACCTACCAGCCACCACAGCCAAACATCCCTGCATTCAATGGCGGCGGCTCTCAGCAGTCTGCGCCATCGGTCAACTTCTACGGCGATGTCTACGGCGATCCCCAGGCTATCGCTGAACGAATCTTCGACCCACTGCGCGACATTATCAAGAACAGCGATCGCGTGCTGGTCGAAACCAACTCTCTCAACGGCCAGAACCTCCGAGGCGCAGCATGATCGTTGATTACAAGATCGTCGACCGGGGCCATATCGTCTCCGGCCATCGCGCCGGCCAAAACAAGAAGCTGGAAGTCGAGCTCGAGCAATACGACGCGGCTTGGCCGAAGGATTTAAGCGAGAACCGGTCAATCGGGGGCAGAACGCAGACCCTGTTGCGCCGGATTGACGAGCAGTTCACCTGCCGCACCGTGCCGATCATGCAGGAATCGACGTCCGACAAGATGCTTGAGTTCCTGTCATCCGTGGCCGGTGGTGAGTCATTCGTATTCGACGCCTTCGGTGACATGCGCGGCTCTGACAATCCGTTCCGCGTCATGCTTGTGGGCGACTACACCCGATCCCGCGTCAACCGCTTCGAAAAGTACCGCTACTCCTTCACTGTGAGGAAGATCAATGAGGGTTGATAGCGGCTCCTTTAAAGCAGCGTGGGGCCGTGAAGTCATCGAGCCCCGCTTCGTCCTGCGCCTGACTTTCTCGGCTGATGACGTGGTGTATTTCACCTCGCACAAGATACCGGACATTGAGACGTCGTTTCAGTCGACGATTCAGGTCAGTTCGGCTACGTCTCAGGAGATTTCACCGGACAAGGGCCGCGCCAGTATCGGCAGCATCAGCTTCTCGGTGCTCGACAAGCAAGTAACCGAGGCCCTTCGCTCCCGGCTGGCTGATGAAGTCGGCATCCGGATGCGTGACGTCGAGTTCTTCGTCGGCTCGAAAGATATCCCGTTCACTTCGTACTCGCTCGCCACGACGCAACAGGTCGACGGCATCAGCTTCAAGGAAGGCGTGTACACCATTCGCTGCGCTGACGTTCAGCGGCAGATGAAGAAGGATATCTTTACGAAGGTTCAGACCAGCCTTCGACAGTCCGTTGTTGCGAATGCGCCAGTCATTGAGGGTTACGATACCTCAAAATTCCTTATGGTCTACCAGCCGCCAGAGCTTCAATCGGATGCCCCCGGCCAGCGTGTCGGCTATCTGAAGATGAACAACGGCGTCGTGGTCCGGTATTCCGGGAAAACCGCCAACTCGTTCACCGGCTGCGTCTGGGGCGTGCTTGACACCCGGCACCTGATCGAAGATATCGTGCTCCCTGAAGATGTCGACCAGGAGTCGGCGCCAAAGATCGAAGAATTCGTTTACATGGAAATGCCAGCCGTCATGATGGCCTATTCCATCCTGACCGGTTTCATCTATGGCACTGCAGCCGAAAAACTACCGCCGCATTGGTCGCTTGGCATCTCTCCGCGCTACATCCGGACCAGTTCATTCGTCGGCATCGGCACTGACTGGTTCAATCCGGACAACTTCAGCCAGGGCGTCTATGCCGTAATCCGTGGCCACAAGTCGACTGACGGCAAGAAGTTCATCGAAGAGCAGATCATGCAGATGCTCGGCGCGTTCATGCCGATTCACTCGAACGGTGAGCTCGGGCTGCGTCGTCTCGCTGTTGTTCACTCTTCTGGCTCCTACGTCCGCGAACTGAGCCATTACAACATCGTCGACATTGGCGAACTGGAGCACGACCTCTCAGCTGTTATCAACCTGATCCGCATCCAGTGGAACTACGTCGATGACAAGCCGACTCGGGTCAACGTGCTCGATGACCAGCGCTCGCTGAAGATTCACAAGGAAGCTGAGCCGCTGGATCTCGAACTGAGAACCCTGCACAGCTCCCGCCACTCCTATTCTGTCATCCGTTCGCGCTTCGATTCGCTCCGAGACCGATACGCCGGTCCTCCGCTGCGGATTTCCGTCACGCTCACGCCTGATCAGAACGATCTGGAAGTGGGCGACATTGTACGGCTTCGCACCAACCTGATTCCGGACTTCACCGGTCCGTCGACGCTCGACCGCAACTTCGAAATTCAGCAAGTTGTGACCAACTGGTCGACCGGCGAGGTCACGCTGAAGCTGTTCGGATCAAGTCAGCCTGCAGACGCGCTACCACCAGAGCAATACGGCGGTCCGCTTTCTGATGCCTGGTATTCATCCGAAGGCCGGAACATCGTCACGCTGTTGGGTAATGCCATCGCAAAAGTCGGTGACGTGTACCAGATCGTTCGGAACACCACGATTACCGGTGGTGAAAAGATCGATGACGCCAATTCTATTGTGTACTGCCCTGGTGACCTGACTATCCGTTCAGGCGTGTCGGTCATCATGCGTAACAACATTCAGTTGCGAGTAAAGGGGTTCTTTCAGAATAACGGCCTGATCGTTTCCAGAAGTATCTCATCGCCTACGGTCGTCACTCAGGCGCTGCCACTGCGCTTTCTCGGTCAGACCCAGGCTACCGATGGCGTCATCATCAACATCGGCACCAGCACGATCACACGCGAGTTCAGCGGACGTACAAGATCGCAAACTATCGTCGGCCGGAAGATCATCACCGGCAACAATCGCCAGTTGACCACCGGCACGACCAACGACGCAGCGCCACCGCTCTCGCTTGAAGTGACTGGTGATGGTCGTCTCGTCGGGCTTGTTGGTGACATGCGCGGCTCGGATGGTCCAATCGGTGGTGCGGCAGAGGTCTACACCAACGGCACCCGAACTGCATACCAGCCAGGCAGAGACGGCGGCAACGGTGGTGGCGCGCTGGTGGTTATCTCCCGCGGTGCGGCGATCGGTCCAAGCGGTGCGGTCAACACCTCCGGCGAACATGGGAAGGCAGCTGAGCCCCTGACTGGCATCCAAGGCCTTGAGTATGGCCCTGGACAACTTCAGCCAGGTTCATCCGGTGGCGGCGCGCCCGGTCCGGTGTATTACATCATGGACGGTATCGGCGTAAATGCGCCGTTCCTGACTCAGCAAAACTCAATCGCTCAGTATGGCGCCTGTCCCGTTCCCCGAATTGGACGCTGGACTGTCAACGAAGAGTCGAACATCGAGCACAGCTTTGCGGTCGCGCTGTCGTTTCACCCTCGCGTGCCTGAGCAGTATGGTCCTGTCGGCTCACTGAATCTCGGTTCATACATCGGCAGCGTGCGAGAGTACGACAACGGCGCGCTGCGTGGCGTGCAGACCGAGTTCAGCCCGAATACGTTCTCGGTCAATCACCGCGTTCAATACCTGGCCGGCTCATTCGATACCGGTCTCGATACTGGCTTTTCGAAGCCTGGCCTGCAGGTCGTGTTGACCGAGGCGACAAACACCCCGCCAAGCCCGCTCGGCAACATTTCGACTATCGAATACTCAGTTGTTCCTCCTGCAGACAAGCGCTACCTGTATTCGAAGATCGAGTATCGGGTGAAGGGTAGCGGCCGGGCGTTCATTGAGGCGCCACCAGCTGCCCCTGAGAGCTTCGTTCGGGTGGTATCGGATGGTACTACTTACGAGTTCAGAGCCTATCCTGTCTCCGTCTCGCGTGAGGTCTCGAAAGACTTCATCAGCGGCGAGATCAAAACCACCGATATCAGCATTCCGGTCAACCGTGACAACGTCCTGCCTTTGGCCAGACCGGTTATATCGCTGAAGGGCGGTGGCACGACGTTCGACGGTACGGACGCGCACTTTACATGGGTCGACGACAACAACGAGCGTCAACATTTTGACTATTATTATGTCGAGGTGCTGCACGGAGCGACTGTAGTCCGAGACGAGCAAATCCGCTCAAACTCCTATAGCTACACCGGGCAGATGAATTTCGAAGACGGCCTGAGCCGGACCTTCACACTCCGCGTTACCGCTGTTGGCCTGCAGCTGCAGGAAAGCGTTGTAGGTTCGCTGACCGTCACCAATCCAGCGCCGACACAGCCTGATGGACTCTCGATCACCGGTGGTTTCAACAGCATCAAGATTCACCACGAGCCGTTTACTGATCCTGACTACCTCGAAACCCATATCTACTATTCGAGCTCGCCAACATTCAGCACCTCCGGCCCTGGTCATCAGGTCATCACGCAGCCCAGCCACCAGATCATCGATCTGCAAAACGATACGACCTACTACGTCAAGCTTGCCTTTCATGATGCCTTCGGGCGCGGCGCGATAACGGGCAGCTTTCAGGTCAAGACGATTCGGCAGTTCAGCGGGGCTTCTGCGTGGGCGTTCGTCGACCAGGCTGATCGAGACTTCATCAATCTGCACCTGACAGACAACGCCATCCCCAGCACCAAGATAGAGAAGCTGGTCGCGTCCAAGATCGTAACCGGCATCCTGGCATCGACCGAGACTATTACATGTGAGGGGATAATCGAGGCGATCGGCTACAACGGCGATGTTCGCATGGGTCCGCGCCAGATCGGCGCTACGCTGTACATGCTATCGGTCATGACGGCCGGCCAGCTTCGCTTCGGCGTGGCCTTCAATGGCGACATCATCATAGGCAATCCTGCTGGCGGGCAGGGTATTCGATGGGTCCAGGCGAGTGGATTGCTGCAGATCGAAGGCGATATCACGGCCAACAAGGTCACGGCCAGAAGTATTGTCGCTGAGAGCATCGCCACAAAGCAGGTCAACAGCTTCTTTCCTGGCAGCATCGATGGCCTGTACAGTTCCAACGACTTCGGCTTCAGCGGATACACCGAGATCTACAACAGCCCGGTCGTGAACGATACGCCCTACAATCTGACCTCAGCGCTCAATATGAGTATTGAAGTTGGCATCGCGGGGCAGGTGAACGCGAACGATGACACTATCGACCTGCAGATTCACTACAACGGCACTCAGATGATGTTCATGGCTGGCCCGAGGGTAGGTGATCGTGTTGCCAGCAAGGCAAAGACTCAGATTATCGTGGTCCCACCTGGAACAACGTATGTTCGTGTCTACGCCCGGCAGAACGATGCGACGATCAACCGGACGTATGATATCGAGGTCGACTATTACGTCCACCTCGCGAAAGACACCCGGGTTTGATTACGACTGCTTACGACGCAACCACAGCCCAGCCAGGCCAGCAGCCAGAAGCGGGAGAGTCGGGCCGACAGGCACTTCCTGAGCGGAGCCATCAAAGAACGATACCTGCACGCTTTCATTGACAGTGCCGGATGCGCCTTCTGCGCAGAGCCCATACCAAGTATCGCATGGGATCAGTTCATGGTAGTTGAACCAAACAGTGTAGGTGTATACCTGGTCAAGCAGCGGCCCCATGATGGTTTCTTTACCTACAGCCTCAGCCACCGAGAAAGGCACCTGAGCAGCGAACATTGTCCGCAAGCCGAAGTTGATAGTACCGTCGCTGTAGTCGACCTCGTCATAGCGTGAATAGTAGATGTCGTTTTCCAGAGTATAAATGACAGTCGGCACATTGATACCATTACTGAATCCCTCCCTCGGATCGCCGGTAAAAGGAATGGAAAACGTCATAGGATCTGCGTTGATATCGAACGATACGGATTCTGGAAAGGTTATTACACCGGCCTGGGCCGACATGGAGCCGACGAGAAGCCCCGCTATTGAAAGCGCTTTGAAGTTGTTCATAAGTAAACCTGCTGTAGTTTTTTGATTATGGGTAGTGCAGGCGCAGAGTAACCCTTTTGGATGACAGGGTTCTGTACGTAGATTGGGCAGAGTTCACATATCCGGAAATTCCGGATTACTGAAGTCCAGTCTCTCCCGGTGTCAGCACCACTTGCGGCAGGTGTCGCAGCCGTAAGGCAATCCTTGCGTACAGCTATGCGGTCGCCGTCACTGGCTGTTGCACGGGGCGTACTGTATCGAAATCAATCTGAGCGGTATGCAGGCTTTCTCTGATAACCTTGTAGGTTAAAACTTACACAGGAGAAAGCTTATGAAATGGTTCCACTGTCGGGAATGCCGCGAAGTCAACGTGCTGACGGGGTCGGAAGAGGTCTGCCCATCATGCGGATCGATAAGCGGTCACGTCGAGAGCAACGATAAGGTTATGGATCTGCTTGAAAAAGGTGTTTATTACAGCCTCGGCCCGAACGGAAAGCCGTTGAAACCAAAGAAATAG